GCTTGTGCCCTAATACTTCTTTTACCTCATCTGTCAGCTCATATTTTTTCATGTTCTACATGCCCTTTACTCTATACTTTATAAATCTCTCTTTCCGTTTACAATTTCCATTACTTCCTCGAACTCGTCCCCCTGAGGAAAAACTACTTTTTTAAGCCGGGGCGAAGCCAAGTTTTTGCGCGGTCTCCTACGCGTGCGCTTACGCATTGACGCCTCCACAACCCAGTCAATAATCATAAAAACCACGCTTACACTCAGCATAATAATCAACCAAAATGCAATTAAATCTACCACTTTTTCACCTCTCTTACACCTAACAGCAAACCGGCCGCTAGGCGCGCTCTTTCTCCGCCAGAATTTTCCGGCCCTGCTCCACGAATGACCAGAAGAGGCGCACCGTGTCCTCCGGCACCGGACCCTTTAGCTGATATGTACTCAGGTTTTCGCAAATGCTTCCGTCTGCCATAATGTGAGTTACTTTCGCCTTATATCTATCTATTTCCACTAAAATCACCTCATAACATTTGTGTTTGCAGGGCTGTTAAGTGTATTCCCCGTCTAGTTCCAGTGTATGGGCTGGGCTGATTGTCCTATACCCGTTGTGTTGCTGTATTCCACCCTTTGTCTCCAAGGGTGTGATTTCAAATCGCACCCTTCCAAAGCTTTCCAGCCTTTTCATCTGACGTTCGATTGTGCGTTGAATGGAGCAATAACTATTGCCTGTTTTATCTGCTATAACATCCGAAGTAGTAAACGGCTAGCTGCCGATCTTGTTTTGATCAAAAAAGACTATTTCGTTCACGGCTGACTCCCTTTCTCTTCCTTCAGGAACTGCTTGCAGGGCTGCCGCAGCGCCCCCCGCCCGCACTCTTTCAGCAGGCAGTAGCCGCTGTCCGTCAGCACCCAGCCGTAGAGGTTACCCCGATTCTGGCGGTAGTACGGCTCATAATGCTGACAGTTGATACACGCCCGGGCGCTGGCCTCTACGCTCACGCTGCGGGCCTTTCTGGTCGCCGCCAAGCTGGCTGCTTGCGGTTCTCTCATTGTGATTCCTCCTTTTGATGTTGTAATAATGTTATCACAACGTTGTAAATTTGTCAACATCAAGATAATGTTATTTTGATGTTGTTTTGACCGTAGACAAGGCAACGTTGTTTTGATATTATATTACCATTACCAAAAAGGAGGCGATTTTATGCCATATACGAAAGATGAAAACGGAGTAATTGGGGAATATGTTCTTCCTGAGACCGGTAATACAGTTGTTTTCAGTTTCCGAATTGATGAAGGTGTATATGAAGACATCCGCAAAATTGCTAAGAAAGAGGGCCGCTCTATTAATGCCCAGATTCTTCGCTTTGTAGAAGGTGGTGTCTCCACATACATGAACTCCAACCTTATTCCTTGAGCGCAATGCAGCTTGTTCCCTTGTACACTTTCATCCCCATGTAAATCAAATGAAGCATTGTCCCGTTCTGGCTGTCCCCAATTTCGGCGGACAGCCTTTTTATTTCCTCCAAAAGTTTTGGCGGGACCCGAATCGTCGTTGAAACATAATTCGCCTTTTCGCTCATCCTGTTCTCCTTTCTCCTCTAGCAGGGCTGCTTGCGGTTCTCTCATTGCTTTTCCCCCTTGCCTTTTCTTTTGTGATGTGGTATCTTTAAGGTATATAAATTTGTTATAAAGGAGCGATAAAAGTTGAATAATGAATGTCCATGTATGAATCGCATTTGCAACCGTATGAACCTAGAACGTATTTCAAAAGTAATCCAGGTTACCAACGAAAAGGATGCAAATAGCTATTTAGATACTGGATGGAAACTGCTGTTGGTATGCAATCCGGTTGAAATACATACGAATGCGACATATCCATGTTATGTGCTTGGATGGGCCGGAGAGAATCCAGCATACCCATCAAACCACATGGATTATGGAGATCCATCAGAATACATCTAGTCTTCTACTCGTATCAAAACCCATAGATAACCTTCTGGACGTTGGCACACAGAAACCGCCATCCATTTCCCAGTGGCTAGCTTTTCTGCAAGTTCTGAAACCTCTGTGGTTTCAAAAACCTCTTTCGCCTGCATAAATATTGCAGTTTTATTTCCCATTTTGTTCGCCTCCTTTTCCACAGTGTGGTATGCTTACCTAAACAGTTCTTCTACAGTGCTGTTGACTGCATCGGCTATAAGGAATGCTACATCAATGCGCGGGATTCGCACTCCCGCTTCATAGTTCTGGTAAGCTCTCCATGATATCCCGGCCTTTTGTGCAACTTCCTCTTGCATAAGGCCACGCTTTTCTCGCGCTCTTTTAAGTTTGCTGTCCACAACACCTGCCCCTTTCTGAATTAGAGATATGCACGTTCGTGCTTGTCTCTGTGCTTATTATAACATGCACAATTGTGCTTGTCAATATTAAAGGAGGGAATATTTTGCCCACTTTACACGAACGCTTACAAGAGTTAAAAATCTCACGCCACCTTTTGCAAAAAGATATTGCGCAGGCTGCTGGTTTGTCTCTTCGTGCTTACCAATACTACGAGCGAGGGGAGAGGCAACCAAATGCAGACACTTTAATCGCCCTGGCCGACTTCTACAACGTGTCACTAGATTACCTTGTGGGCAGATCTGACGTAGCAGAAAGGAGATAAAAATGGATTATTCGAACTTTATACTACCTGATTTCAATTTCCCAGACATTTCGTCAATAGGAATTCCGGATTTGCCCACCCAGTATGTTTTTGCAAACACACAGTTTGAGATTATCAAAAAATATGTGATCGATTTTCAAGCTTCATTGGATAGTGAGCACGATGTTGGACTAATGCTCACTAACTTTGGCAGCTCTATACTTATGAATGTTACACACATTGGATATGAACGCTCTGTGCTTATGGTTTTTCGTGGGATCGTCAACGGAAGGGAAGCTACCCTTATTCAACACATTAATCAGCTCAATTTTATGTTGACCTCTGTCCCAAAAGAGCCAGATGCGCCAAAGCGCAAAATAGGTTTCACCGTAAATCAGGCGGAGGAATAGTCCACAGATCAGCCGCCTTCTTCCCCTGCAATTTTGCCATTTGGTATTCGTCGTACATCTGTAAAAACGCCGCGGCCTGAATCTCTGGCAACCGTTGAAGTAGTGATTCAATTGTTGCCAGTTTTTCTTGGATTTTAGCTAAATCATCTATCACAATCACCTTCTACTTCTTCAATGTGAACTTGGACTACCTTTTAGTAGATCTGATGGTCCTGCACGCCGCTAGTCCCTTGCCTTTTCTTTCGCGCCGTGGTATACTTTAATTAAAGATTTCCCCAGAAAGGAAATGATTCTAATGGAAACAGAAGTAATTTGCGCCATTATAACAGTATCCGGTGTTGTGATCTCCTCTGTGATTGCTTTTTTAGTTTCCAAAAATTCAGTAGAAAAAGAAATAGAAAAGATGAAAATGAGCTGGAAGAGAGAAGATTCCACCGCCTCTGATGAGGAGTTCTCGAAAATGATAACCGCTGTAACTAGATATGTTCATGGCCGAAAAAGAGAAGACGAACTGCCAGCGCTCGAAAAATTAAATAATGTACGCAGGAAGGAGACCGGGGATATATACCTTCTGCTTGATCTGTTCTATCGCCTCACAACCATAAAAGACATGGATGGGAACCCCGATTTCCGTCTGCTGGACAAGTACTTATCCCAACTAATCGAACAAAATCGTTTGGTTAAGCGCCAAGAACAAGCTGGCCATTGAAACGGCCCAGATAAAAATATCTTTCTTTGCGCACTTTCTGTCTTTAAAATAAAATTCGTCTATACCAGCTTTCGTAAGAAAGCCTAGAGATACATATAGCATTGTCAAGAGTATTCCTGTCAAAAATGCACCTCCTTTCTGTAGTGAAGCACGTTACAGATCAGCCTTAATACTCGTTGGCTTCGCCCTCGCACAGCGGGGCCTTTTTATGTTCGTACCATTTACTAAACGGGTAGGGCAACGCCGGAACAAATTCGCCATCCAGGTAAAGGTCAGCGGCTACATAATCAACAGACATTATAGGGAGTTACCCAGCTTCATGAGTAAAATGAATAGCCCGAACATTGCGGAGTTCTTCCCCGTCGACAAAACTTGAGTGTTTATACCCTATGTCTTGATTTCGATTTTGGGAACATTTTTTCACCTCCTCTCAAGCCCTGGGGCTGCAGCATTATACTTAACAGCAGGGCATGGGGGGGAAATAGCACAAGTTGTTGTGTTCATAAAAACTTTACATATAAAATGTTGATTTTCGCTTCACTTCTGCCGATTTAGATAGTGAGGAAGGAGATGAAGCTTTTGGCGAATACCAAGCAAACCAGCCGTAGCGTTGCACGTAAGGCATCTGCTATTCTTCGCGATAACCGTTATAGCAGTAAATCCAAAAGTGTAGCGGGAAGTGCTCTTTCTCAGGCTAGGACAAACAAGAAAAGTAAATAGCTTCTGCCAACTGAGCAAGGTGTTGCCGCACCTTGCTCTTCTATTTAATTGCTATGTCTTCCAGAGACACCCCGTACAATTCGCACAGCGCTTTCAACTTTCTGGCACTTGGGTTGCATTTTCCAGACTCCCACCTAGTCAGAGTGCTTCTCGCATAACCCAATTGTTTCTCCACTTGCTTCTGTGTAAATCCTGCGTTTATCCTGGCTGCTTTAAGCGTAATGGGTTTCATACGTCACCCCCCCTCAAGCCCCGACGTGTCCGCCGAAAAATAGTAATACGCTTTTCTATTGCTGTTGACAAATTTCACAGACTATGGTACTATAGCTCTACAGCCATTTTGCCCCATGCAACTCAAACAGTCAGATTTGACAGCTGCCAAGATATATGGGGCTTTTTAGCCCGCTCTCTATTGTGGACGCTCAGAAATGCAGGTTACATCAAGCCCAAGTAGATAATCTATTGAGCGGCCTGTCAACTTTCTTAGCCGCTCTAACACTGTAGAGGGAACAGTTGCCCCACGGATATAATTATTATAAGTTTTCATAGTTACACCGAGCATTTGGCACATCTCTGTTTTGCTCATCTGCAACCGTCCGCGCTCTGCTTCTATATTGACTCTATTCATAATTATCGCCTCCTTTCCCCAATTTGTGGACTATAGCTATTATACTCCACACTTCGAGGATTGTCAATACCTTTTTCCACGTTTTGGGGATTTTTTTCTTGACACTAAGTATCTCCTGTGCTATAGTTAGGTACATGGGAGGTGTAAATGTGTATTCCCGATTGAAACAATTTAGAGAGTCGCTAGGATTGACTCAGGCTGAGTTTGGAAGCTCTATAGGAATAGCAAAAACAACTTATAATAATTATGAAATTGGTGTAAGAGAACCAAAATCTGATTTTTGGATTGCAATAGCTCAAAAGTACAATGTAACAATTGATTATTTGATGGGTTTTAGCGATAATCCCCATACAATAGATGACAATGTTTCTTCGTCAGCGTTTACCTCTAAAGAAGAAATTGCACACATAAAAAAATATCGTGCCCTAGATGAGCATGGCAAGCGAATAGTGGATATGGTAACAGACGAGGAGACAGCCCGAATGGTAGAGGCCCAACAAGTACAAGAGCTGGAACCCCAAAATTCTCAGATGTCCTATATAAACTGCTACGATCTGGCCGTAAGCGCTGGCATAGGCGAGCCCTGGAGCAGCGACTACGGCTATAAGACCCGCCTGGAAATCCCCACTTATCAGGTGCCGGAAAACACCCACTACTGCGCCCGGGTAAACGGCGACAGCATGGAGCCCGCCTATAAAGACGGCGACATTGTGTTTGTGCAGCACCTCGACGGGGAGAGTGTGCGCGTGGGCGAAGTCGGTGTTTTCGCCCTGAATGGCGACGGCTACATTAAGAAACTGGGGGAAGGGGCGCTGGAGTCCCTTAACCCTAAGTATAGCCCAATAGTAATCCGGGAACACGACGACCTGCGCTGTCAGGGCCGGGTGCTTGGGAAAATATAAGGAAATGAGTGGTAAAAATGAAGTGTCCAAAATGCGGCGCGAATGTTCCCGCTGGCGCTACCAGCTGTGGGAGCTGCGGGACATACGTAAACTTACAGCCCACACAGCCTGCTGCTAGGACGACGAAATACTGCCAGCACTGCGGAAGTTTAATCGATGAAGAATGTGTCGTTTGCCCCAGATGTGGAAAGCAAGTTGCCCAGCTAAAATCAGAGCAGCCCAATATTGTTATTAACAATGCAAACAACAATCAGAATCTTAACAATAATATTGTGGGTTATGGCCGCCCTAAAAACAAAGTGGTTGCACTTGTGCTCTGTATATTCTTGGGTTACTTTGGCGCGCATAAATTCTATGAGAACAAGCCGGGAATGGGCGTGCTTTATATTTTTACAGCAGGTTTGTTTGGTATCGGATGGATTATTGACATCATCATTCTCCTCACCCGTCCCTACATATATTATGTATAGAGCTTACCACTCTGATTCACGTCCGGTTTTGCAGGCCCAATAATCCCCACCGGTACGCCATACCATAAAAGCCCTCCCAAAACGGGACGGGCTTTTATAAATATTAAGAAGGAAGAAGCTGATACTATGCCGGAAAAACCTTTCACCGTGTTTGGATATGTGCGGGTCTCCACAGACCAGCAGCTAGACAACTATTCAATCGAAGAGCAGACCCAACGCATAAAGGCCTTCTGCTCTGCCAAGGGCTGGACTCTCCTGAAGGTATACACCGACGGGGCCTACTCTGGCGGTACAATCCAGCGCCCCGCCCTTACCCAAATGCTACAAGCAATAAAGCAGAGCCATGTAGATGCGGTGGTTGTATACAAATTGGACCGGCTCTCCCGCTCTCAAAAAGACACCCTATCTATTATAGAAGATCACCCTTTGGCCGCGCTATGATCGGCATACTGTCTGTGTTTGCCCAGCTGGAAAAAGACCAGATCACAGAGCGCTTTACCATGGGCCGCATTGGCCGCTGTAAGGCCGGGTACTATCACGGCGGGGCCAACCCCCCCACAGGCTATGACTACCGCGACGGCCTTTTACAGGTAAATCAGTACGAGGCTGTCCAAGTACAGAAGATCTTCCGCCTGTTTTTGGAGGGCAAGAGCATCAACGCTATTGATAAGCAGCTACGCCGGGAGTATACAACATCCTGGAGCGCCTCGAAAGTGCACGGCATATTAAAAAACACCGTGTACATCGGCAAGGTGCACTTTCGCGGCCAGGACTACGACGGACTCCATCAGCCCCTAATCTCAAAAGAGACTTTCCAAGAGGCTAACCGTATTTTAAACTCGTTTGAACGCCACTCCACCTTTTCCTGCTCCCAGCGAAACCCTTTTCGGGCGGGCTACCTTTTGTCCGGGCTGGTGGTTTGTTCCAGGTGTGGGGCCCGGTACTCCGCAAACCACGGGTATTATAAATGTTATTCCCGAGCCAAAAGCTCTCAAAAATTTGTCCGTGATCCTGACTGTAAAAACACCAACTGGCTAATCGGCGAGCTAGATGCGCTGGTTATCGCCCAGGTGGAAGAGCTGTTTACAAACAATGTGCTCTTGGATTCTGTTCTAAGCAAGACTCAGCAGCCGCAAGAGCCCTCCATCGACCGCAAAGCGCTGGAGAAGCGCTGCAAGGAGATCGACAGCCAAACAGAAAAGCTGATCGAGCTCTATCAGCTGGACACCGTGCCCATGGAGCTTTTGTCAAAACGCCTTGACGCCCTCACCCGGGAAAAAGAGAGCCTAATGGCGCAGTTAAGCCAACAGGACCTCCCCTCTGCCGCCAGCCGGTTTCTGGCTTCTATGCAGGAGTACGCCGCCGGGTTTTATCAAGGCGACCTGCCCCAGCGCCGGGCGCTGCTAAGCTCGCTGATAGCTAGCATCAATATCGACGGCGATAAGGTCTCTTTTTCTTGGCGCTTGTAGTGCAAAATTATATAGGCCATGCATATAGTCTATATAATTTTGCAAACAACAAAGCCCTGCAAAACACGTTTACAGGGCCAGTCATCTTATATGTTATTTAGTTTGCGCATTACTATGCCCGTGCTCAATAACAGCAGAACAGACACTGCTATTATTTCGCTAAGCGTTAACCACGCTATCAAAATACCTTCGCAGTTTACCGGGACCAACATCCTTATCGTCCAAAAAGGCTTTCGCCATGCAGGCGTAGAAGTCGATCTTGTTTACTCCCAGCTTCTTGGCTACCTTCATATAGTCAGAATACATCATATTCATAGCTACATAAAACTCTATTGGGTCGCAGTTAATGTCCTGCTGCGCCTGCACCTGCTTTGTCTGCTCCATGGACCAATGGGGACCTTGGCTGCCGTCTTCATTCTCCATGGCCTCAGTCCACCGCTCTGCCTGCTGGCGGCTAACCGGCTCACTCTCGCCTTTCCCGGCGCGCCTCTCCATTTGTGGGCGGCTATGGCGGTCTATCCCTTCGTCTTCATACCTCTCGGTGGTGTATTCCTGGTTTCGGTATTCATCCGGCAGCCTCTCCATCTCTCCCTCAACCGAAAAGCCTATTTTATTCATCTGCTGTCCCCTCTCATCCTTTTCTCTATAGATAGGCGGATAGTACGGCCCGGGATAATATCTGGAGCCATACTCGCCTGCTCCGCCCTCGTTGCGGCTTGGCGCAAAGCGTCCGTTATCATAGTGCTCCCTTCCTCGCCGGTCACGGAAACGATTTTCCGGCACGGGGTAATAGTCCTCTTGCCCGCCGCCATATCTCTGCCTATATGGGTCTGGATAGTTCATGGCCTGGTAATTTCTCTCCTCCCGGTGCTCCCTTGTGTCGCGTCTCTCCTGCTCATCCCGTCTTTCTTTTGGCTTGGCGCGGGAATTCATAAGCATCATTTTTGTGCTTCTCCTCATATGATCCCCTCCTATGCAGTAGGCGCGGCGGGCGCAGTGCCGTTTATGCTTCTTAGATTATTAGTAGGGCACGGACAGGCGTTGCCTAAAAGTTTGAAACTCCCCGTGCTCGCGCCAGTAGAAACCACCACAGAGTATCTGGTTCTGGTGCGTATACCACAGGCTGTTACTTGGGAGCAGCACCGGTTAGTAAGAGGATACTGCTCTGTTCCCGTGCCGATGGTTATCACCACCGGGGCATTGATAGTAGCGGTATCCGGGATTGCTTGGGCTACCACAATGCAATATTTCACACCGTTCTCATAGCTTCCGGCGGGCAGGTTTATCACCAGGTTCCCGCCGGTGAAAGTGACATTCTGGCTCAGTACCAGCTTGTCGCACAGCTTACATACAGGCTTACATGCCATAAAATTACCTCCAAAAAATCAAGGGGCAGCTATTGCCGCCCCGAAGTTGTCACCCGTTATTCGGGGAAGTATACGTTATTGTGAAACCGAGAAATTAGTTTAGCACCCGCAGCCGGAACACCCGGAATTGCAGCCGCCGTTATAGCCGTAGCTAACGCCCACTGGGTTGCCATAGCAGCAGTTAGGGTTAGGCACCACATATGCCGGGATGGGGCATTCATTGCCTGTGCGGCGGATAATCTCCGCCCGGCTGGCATCAATCATAGCCCCAATAACGCTGTTCTGGGCCTGCTGGCTGGCGGAAAGGCGAAGGGCCTGGTTCTCGCTCTGAAGAGCGTCAATTTTGCTCTGCACCATAAAGTCCATCAGGCCGCGATAATTGGCGTTCTGATTGTCGATGATGTCTCGGGCGTTGTTGGAAAGAGCCGTGGTGATAGCGCAGGTGTCCGTCGCCATCTGGTACTGGATATCCTTCTGACCCGCCCGGTTGTCGCAGCAACACTGGGCCAGCTGAGTGCTCAGCGCGTTCTGCCCCTGCATCATAGCCATCTGAGTGGCGTTAAAGCCCTGCTGGGTCTGATAGCCAAGGTTGCAAATGGCGTTGTCAACTCCGTGGAATCCGGACATCAGGGAAGCGTTCACTGCATAGAAGCCGTCGCAAATTCCCTGGCTGATGCCGTCCAGCTTACCTATGATACTGGATGTGTCAAATCCCCTCTGGATGTCCGCCTGGGTTGCGTATCCCTGCAGACCCCCAGAGTTGCCTCCAAAACCACCGAAGCCACCGTTACCCCAGCCAAACAGCGCAAAAATCAGGAAAGCCCAGATCCAATCTCCGCCCCACATGCCGCCGTTACATCCGCCGCCGGAATTGCCACCGCTGTCCTGGCCCATAGCATAGCCCACAGCAAAATCATTGTTTTCTGCCATAAATAAAAAACTCCTTTTCAGTTATTTGCAAACCGGAATACCCGGTAAATGCCGCTTGAGATTACGGTTTTTTCTCAAGTGGCCCGCAAAACTGAAAAGAAGTGAAACTTAAATATAAGTTGTTGTATAATTTGTTTGTCGCTCTCTTGTATTATTTGGGCAGACTTAGCCCAAATTGTCCCGCCAGCTGTTCCAGGGATATGCCCCGTTCTTTGGCCATGTTCTCCGCCACTTGGCGCAGCTGGCCCGGAACTTTGCCCTGTATCGTTTGATACGTCTGGGCCGCGTATGGGTTGCGCGCCGCCGCCTGCTGCATTATTTGAGCCGGGTCCCCGTTACGCATGGCGTTCATCACCTGAAATATCGGGTGTTTCATCATTGGATTATTCACTGCCAGTCTCTCCTTTATCCTTCTTCACCGGGCGAACGCTTGCGGGTTTTCTAAGCTTTTCTATCTCCGCTTTTAGGTTCTCGCCCTGGGTGCGCAGACTCTCCACCAGCTCCTGAAGGTTCTGCAAATCCTGTACCGAGGCAAAAACCATATCTTGGGCCTCGCCCTCGGGCTTAGGCTGCACTGGCGCGTACTCTGTAAAGTCCGCCGCCCCCGTGCCAAAATTCCAGCGCTTTATATACACCCGGTTATGGGTTATATCCGGAAACACCATGGGGCTCCCGGAAAAGTCCGCTGCAATGCTTATGGCTTCTTCCCGGTTCGTCACCGGGCGCGACGCTCCGCTTAGCCCTTGAAACCCCTGGGGAAATATCTGTCCCTGCTGGACTACCGGCTGAACTTGCTGCACCTGCGGCAGCGGGACCGCCATTTGCTGGCTTATCTGCTGTCCATCCGGACGCGGGCCAAAGCTCTGCTGTCCTTGCTGATAGCCCCCGGGCATATACGTGGGATAGTTTATATGCTCCACTTCCTCTCGCTTAAATTAGTGAAGAAGGCCTCCGCGCCCTGGCGTTGCCCTCTTACTCCGCTCTCTTTTACAATTATTATTTTACCAGATAAAAACTCCCGCAGGGCGGTTCCCCCGCGGGAGTTTGATTGATCTTATGTGAAATTAAGTGAACGGCCCTCGCTCAGTCTTTCTTTTCCCTCGCCTGCTTGGCGCTTATCTCCACCTGGCCGGGCTCTACCCCTAGATATGCCACCGCTATCTGCTTAACCCAGTGCTCACTGTTGCGAAGCTGGTCGATCAGCTCCTTTAGGCTGGTCTTTTCATTAATATTCATACCGCCCCCTGAGCTAAGAGCTCTTTTAGTCTGACAATCGCCTTGCGGTTATACCGCCATGCCGCCACCTGCTTTGCGCTGTGCGGGGACTTATCCCATACCTCCATGCCGTATTCCCCTGTTTTCAGGCCGTGGATATTTGCCATGCGGCCCACCTTGTTTGCGCTTACGCCCAGCATCTCCCCCACCTGCGCGGCAGTATATGTCTTTTCCGCCACGGCAGGCAGAGGCAAAACCTCCTTACCGGCCAGCGCAGAGCTGGCATAGTGGGCGCAGACGCTCTTATATTCCGGAACGCTAACCTGGCCCGCAATCTTCATCCACATAGAGGCCACCCGGGCGCGGCTGTTGTTTACTTTAGCCTCAGCCAGTAAAGCCTTTGACGGGTCGGCGGAGTACCCGCCGGTCTTGCGTATGGCTGGCAGGACCTCCGACGTGACCCATTTGCGAAAGGGCCTGGCCTCGGGCTTGTCTGAGCGCAGGATAACGCTGTATAGGCCGCTCTCGTTGATGATGTTCGTTTCCTGTCTTCTTCCTATACTATCGGTGAGGGGTATTTGACACACCTCATCCCCTTCAAGCCTGCGCGCAACCACTTTATGATCTGCTATCCCAAGAACACTGCACACATCCTTCAATACGAACCAGGGCTCTCCACCTTTTTCGACTGTGCGTACCGAGTTGTTTTCATAGGTAAACACCTGCAGGCCGTTCATTTGCGCACCTCTGCTTTCGCCATGCGGTAGCCCTGCGCCCGGCCATACTCGAAGATCGTTACAAGGGTCCAAAAACAGTCCTGCTGCCAGTTTTGGTAGAACACGTCCAGCTCTTCTAAGCTCATCTGATACCGGCTGCGGTTCTTGGGCAGGCTCGTCTTGGATATGTACTGGTTGATCTGTTCCATGCTGTTCATAATATAGCCTCCTATTTAATTTAATCGTTGCTATTTCTAGAAGGCTGTGGTATAATGTATTTAGCCTGCTAGAGATAGCGGGGATAGCAGAACACTGGTTAACTTTGTGAGGGTACCCCAGTGTTCTGTTCTTTTTGAGCCAAAAAACAAAAACCATCCAGAGCTTTTATTTATAGATTTTTCCTTTACAAAATTTTTTATTGTAAAACATGATTTGTCTATTGCAAAAATGTGAACATCATGTTAGAATATGGATAAAAATAAAGGAATTGGGGAGTGATATAATGAGATGCCCACAATGCGGAGGCGAGGTTCCAGTAGGCGCGTCTAGTTGTGCCAGTTGTGGAACTATTTTTGCAAAAGGGAAACGCTGCTCGTATTGCCAGTCTGTAATCCCTGCGGCCGCTACTGTTTGTCCCCGCTGTGGTAGACCATTAACAGCCAACCCGGCGGTTAGCGCATCTTCTAAAGCAACTGCCATTCAGCCCAAACAGAAGGGAAAGGGCGGGTTTAGGTGGTGGAATATCGTTATATCTCTTGTGGTTTTTCTTGTAGGCTTATTTATGGGTATGGGGACTGGATATAATATCGCCCAGAGCAAAAATCCTGCTCCTAAAAAACAGTTTACACCCAAAAATCCAGTTTCTCATGAATCGGAAAATTCAACAGGTGAGCAATCTCTAGATTCTGAAAAACAAAAAGAAAAAACAAAAGACTTTGATGGAGCCACAATTTTAACACATCTGGAGACAACGCAGTATTCGTTTCAAAAGATGGGCTTCAGATATGCGTTTTTTAAAATTAAGAATAATTCTCCGTACAACTTAAGAGTGAAATTGGACGTTGAGTTTTTTGATTCGAAAGGGAACCTTGTTGGTGTAAATAGTTTAAGTCAAGAAGCGTTTGAAAGCGGTCAGGAGATAATTTTGTACGATATGCCTGACGAAGATTACGAACGTGTAGAATATAAAATCACCCCTCAAGAAGAAACACATTATGACTGTATCCAGTCGGATTTATCTTATAATGTCACAGAAGCAGACAAGAAGATTATTTTAGAGGTTACTAATAACGGAGAAAAACCCGCCGAATTTGTTCTGGCGCAAGTCTTATTTTCTCAAGGGGACTTGATTAGTGGTTTTGGACAACAATATTTTGTTGATGAGCAATCAGAATTGAAGCCTGGAGAATCAATTAAAAAAGAAATACCTTGCTATGATGAGTACGATTCCTATCAAATTTTCCTCACTGGTAGGCGAAATTAAACTAAAACTTGAGGAGGAATAACAATGTATTGCCGTAACTGTGGCAGTCCGATTGACCCACGAGCCTATGCTTGCACTCAATGTGGCCTTGGAAACGGCGCTGGCAATAATTTTTGCCCCAACTGCGGCAGCCAGACCCACCCCGATGCTATTATTTGCGTTAACTGCGGTATCGCTTTTGCCAGACCGGTGGATAAAACTCAGCAAAAATCAAAGCTTGCCGCCGGCCTTTTGGCGCTTTTCTTGGGTAGTTTAGGTATACATAATTTCTACCTTGGATATACCGGGAAAGCTGTAGGCCAGCTTGTAGGCAGCTTGGTCGGTGGTCTTATTACCTGTGGAGTTGCAACCGCCGGTATTGCCATATGGGCTCTTATTGAGGGTATCTTGATTTTGTCCGGAGTTATCAACATGGACGCTAAAGGTGTGCCCTTAAAAGATTGATTATTGTGGGAGGTTCTCAATAAATGAAGAAAAAAGAATGGAAAGGCTTCATACTAGGCTTTATATCCGCAGTTCTGATTTTTAACCTGACCATGCCCGCCCTGGCCGCTACAGTTAAGCAAATCACCGCCACCTATAAAAACGTCCAGGTGGTTATAGACGGCAAGCGCGTTGTGCCGAAGGACGCTTATGGCAAGCCGATAGAGCCTTTCATCTCTGGCGGCACCACCTATCTGCCTATCCGTGGTATCGCCAGCGCCCTTGGCCTTGATGTGGAGTGGGACGGTAAGAACAACACGGTTTATCTCACGTCCGACCAGCAGGGCCCAGTGGCAACGCCTACTCCTGCCCCTACTAATCAGCCTGACGGCACTGTATCTTACAATATCACTTATCAGGATTGCGAACTTCGTCAAAGTCAATATAGTGATAATACATATTATAGCGCTATTGTCGAAATTAGAAATACCGGTACAGCAAATCTTTATTTAGATGCCGCCATTTTCGATTTTGAGAACCGCAACGGAAATTTGCTTGCAACTGACAATTATATTAGCGTAGCAAACCCTGTTATTGCTCCTGGTGAAAAAGGATACTTCTTTGGTTCAGGATCCGTTACGGGGAAATTAACGATAGATACAGATTATGTTTTTAAACCAAAGCTGTCTGTAGTGAAATCAAAGCTTGATATTATTCGATATAATGTTTTTGACGTTACTATGAACGAAGAAGACGAAACCACTGTTTCGTTTATTGGAAAAGTAACCAACAACACCGACAAAGACGCCATTTTACCGAACATTAAGATTGTCTTATATAGAGCAGACGGTACTCCAATTCTTGCAGAACACAGAAATATCAGCGCCCTAAAAGCGGGCGATACTACAAGTTTTGACACTCACCAAATTGATTTGTCGAAAATGGGCGCTACTTGTGCAGATGTCGCAAGTTATGAAATTTTCTCATGTCAGACCCAGTATCAGTTTGACTAGACTATAATAGAAAAGGCCCCGGAAATCCGGGGCCTTTTCTCATTCGTCAAACAATACTTTAGCCGTATGCTCCACCTTCGCCAATATTTCCGGCATACGCTTTGATATGGTGGACCGGTCACAGCCGAACTCTGCGGCAATATCAATCTGCGGCCAGCGGTCAATAAAATACCGCTTCGCTATCTTGGCCTCATCTTCTCCCAAATTCGCCTCGTATATGGCCTGCTCCATCTGAGAACGCAGCAGTTTTCTCAAGTTTTCCGGAAGCCGTATCCTTGCGGTCAAAGCTTCACTTCCTTATATTTTTATCCAATCCCGGCCATAGCCATAAAATACACCGCCAGCCCGGTCACAACCGCGCCGATTGCCGCGCCAATCACCGCCTCCCAGCGCTTTGCGGGCTTCTGTTCCAGCTCGGTTACTTTTTTCGTCAGATTGTCAAGCTTCTCAATTATAGCGTTGTACCGCTCGCCGGTCACTGCCGCGGCGGTCTCAATAGCCCGAAGCCGGTCAAAAATCTCTCGATGCGTGGAACTATTCTGTGCGCCAAGCTCGTCTACCTGCCCCTCAAGCGCCTCCACGCGGGCAATTACCGGACAGTTTTCCATGCAGTAATCTCCCATTTTCAGCCTCCTTTAGCTTCTCGTCAGGGCCATCACGCTGTGCTTCTGCCTGCGCACCTCGGCCTCGATGCGGCCCTCAAGGTACTGGTCCAAAGAGCCGTAGGCGTTTGCGATAAAGTCCTTCGCCTCTTGGGTCAGCAGGCGCATGGCCTCGGATTTGGCAATCTTTAGGGCATATTCCTGGTTCTCTTTGGTAAATTTACCGGATTTCTTCAGCTCATCCACATACTTCTGGCTGGTGAAGGTGACGGCAGTGGAAACCGCGTCCGCCACCGCGTCCAGGAACTTTTGCGCTATGCCGCTGTCGGTTTTCTCACCTAGATACTTTGCTAAAGATTTCAGGCCTATCCCAATAAACGTGGCGCATACTGGCACGGCGGCCACCAAGATAGCTTGCAGCAATGTTGACAAAAAGTCATTCATCATATCGCCTCCTAAATGTTATCGTCAGAGTTAATGTCACAAGAAAAGCTATTTGCTTTCGCGCTCTCAAAGGTGATACCGCCCTCTTTGTGGTCGGACTTGGCCATGTTCAGATAGAACGAACACACCACCCCATGGGCCGTCCAGGGCAGGCCCACCATCCCGGAAAGCCACGGAAGGGAGCCGGTATAGCCATTGCGGATGCAGTACCCAGCCAACAGCAGGCCCCCGATCGTCACGGCCCACAGCAGCCAGCGGATGTCGGAGATCAGCCTTTTTGAGAAGTCCATCACACAACCCCCGCTTTCACCATACCGCGCTTCACCATCACAGCGGCCTTAGCCTCGCCCCGGGTCAGGCCCAGCTTGCCGTTTGCGTTGCCCTTGATAATGCCCCGGGCCATGAGCCAGCGGATGTCCTCTCGCCAATAATCCGGCACATCATCGATGGTATTGTAAGTAGGATTTACTTTATCGTTCTCCTCTTTCACGATCTTCTTCACCTGTTCGATTGTCATTTCGTCCTCATCCTCCTGTAATGTGTTTTTTAACAGCGCGGCCACATCCCTGCGGACAGCGGCCATGTCCTTGCCAAACTTTGGGAACCAGTGGAGCACGTCCCCGTGGTCAGAACCCATCCCCAGCCGGGCGCTGTCCTTGTGACAGAGGATGGTGGGCACGTCTATGCTCCCTACCCTAACGCTACCCGTTGGGTTTATATTATATAGCTTACATAGATATGCAGTTATCTCGCAGGCCTCACGGTAGACCTTCTCAAAGTAGCCCCGGTCATCCAGCCCGTCCTCGCAGATCTCGAACTGAATCCAGCCATCGTTGCAGCTGCCGTTCCAGCCCTGATAGCAGCCCCAGGGGGAATAGTCCCAGGGCATGGTCTGTACAGTTGTCACACTGCCGTCTGCCAGCTTGCCTATCCAGCAGTTAAGGCCAGCTTCTACATAGATATGGTTCCAGTCGTTACCGTTGGGATTTCTCCCCAGCAGAGAGATGAGGCGGGAGTAGTCCTTGTCCCCCTCACGTGGCTGGACGTAGCGCCGCAGATTGGGGTTATTGGCTCCGGTGCTGTGCCACAGCACCCCCTTCACCCGCATTTTGTAGGTGTTACGGTAACAGGTGCTGTTGGTCTGCATACATACCAGCGGCTTATTTCTGTCAGTATATTTCACTTTAATATCGCTCCTTCCTATAATCAATTTCATAGTTTCATTATGTAACATAGCGCATAATACGGCGGCATATTCTCATGGAGCAGGCCCCCGCTCGCGGCCCCCGTCTCGTACTCTTGACCCGCCCCCAGTACGAACCGGCCCCGCAGGTCTGGGGTGTTGTTCTAGCCGCCGCACATTGCCCAGCCTTCCAGAATCTGAGCGGTGGCCCCGCACCACATGACTATGCAGCCTGACTGGAGCGCGGCCCCGTCTTTTTCTGGCGGACACTCTGGACCTGTGTCGCTTTTCTCACCCTTCTTGTCTTGATGGCCCAGTGAGCCTGGAACCTCTGGCTCAGACTCTCCCCCAGAGTAGTAGACCGCTTGTGCCTCCCCCGCCTGGTTGAAGCCCACCAGCTGGCCCGGTAAGCCTGAGAGCCAGTTTTGCTTTTGATCTAGCTCCTGCATCCAAAGCTCCGGCGTGGGCGGCCTGGAGTCCTCTCCAGGGGCCGCACCCTCCTTGATTTCGCCCAGGCTCACCCAGAGCGTTGGCAGAACCAATTCTTCTCCCCGCCTACCGTATACCCCCACATATAGCATCCTGTTTGGCTGCGCCAATACTTCCCATGGTATCGAGCACTCGCCCTGGCCTTCGGGCTCCAGCTTTACCGCCCGGCACTCCTCTCCGGCGCGAAACACCGCTGTCTTGTCCAGCCCCAGCCAGTCCGCCGAAAAGCCGATACGTATCCTCTGTGCGTTTACGCTGCCCGACGTTATCAGCTCTTTTGCGCGCTGGCTTAGCCGCGCTTTTTCTGCGTATAACTCTATCATTTAGGCACCTCGCTAAAATATCTTTCGCGCTTTTCCTCCTATTCCTACATATGCGGCCTTGATTTCCCGTGCAGAGCCGTTTACTCCAACGTAAATCTTTTTCACATTAACCGCCCTCCCCTCTACTCCCAAATAGATTTTTAGCTTCGTATAGGTGAGCAGCTTACCCTCAACAAACTCTGTAGAGGAATAGCCCATATCATCCGAGACCGTCACCGCCACCTGGTAACTTTTCGCAAGCTGCGGGAACAAGAATTCTTTGCTTGTCTCCTGGGTCTTTTCTCCAGCCGGGATAAAGCGCCCGCCGTCTTGAGAATAGTAGTATTGATAGAAAATCTTGCCGCCGTATACTGGCTCTTCGGGCTCTAGACTCACTGTAAACCGCTCTCCCGGAATTGGAGCGGCGGGGCTATATTCCACGCTTCTTGGGTTCACGTCGTCCGCCCCCAGATATGTGGTCCAAAGGTCGCCGCTGGGCCCGTCGTCGGGGTAATCACCCCGCCCTTCCCCAGTCTTGTACCCCAGCGCTTCTCCTTTTACCCCTACAACCGTGCGCTCTACAAAGCCGTCACCTGTGCTAAGTCTAAGACCTAACCGGCTCTCCTGCCCAGCGCCGCTGGAAGTATATCCCCCTGTCCAGAATTTGTTAGCCGCCGGATTGCCCGTATAAGCCACACGGTCCGTGGGACCTGTGGTTAGGGCGCAGTATCTATAGTCAGATGTGCTGGCCTCTGTAAGGTTGTCAGATCCGGCGGTCTTGCTCCAATAAATAGGCACTGGCGAGACCAGGGTACTTTTTAGGGTTATGGGATCTATAGTAAAGTCCTTGCCCACATATCCGCAGATAGTCCCTCCGCCCAAATTCCCGCTGTAGGGCTTTGCGAAAAAGGTTTGGCTCTCATTGTTTACTACCGATGGCTTAACTGTCCATGTCTGCCATACATGCCTCACCCGATCACCTCGCTATTTGTAGACAAAATACAGTGTGCCCGTCTCAAGGCTTGACACACCGGCCACCAGGTCGGTGGTTCCCCATTTTATCCCAAGATTTCCAAGCGCCGCCGGGGCTGTGGTAGCCCCCGTGCCGCCGTTTGCTACGCTGACTGGAGTGGCAATCCCAGGACCGCCTCCCCCGCTAATGCCCAAATTTGCCCGGGCTTCAGCCGCCGTCTTAGCCCCTGTGCCGCCGTTTTCTATGCTTATCGGCAGCGACAAGCCCAGGTTGGTCCTGGCCTCCTGTGGGGTTGTGCCTCCTGTGCCGCCTCTTTCAACCGGCACTACACCGCCCGGACCGCTCTCGCCCCCAACTCGCCTGGCCAACGCGGCCAGCATATCGTTTGGCGTGGCGCTGGCCCCCAAGTCCATAAGCGCCGCTGTGCTGTTAGACAGCAGCGTGGCCTTATTAAGCGGCGTACCCTCTTGTGTGGGCACGTCCGCCCACTCCATGTCATATGTGTTCGCCGCCCCATCAACCGGCACAAGCTTCACCCTGCCCGGATATGTAGACACTCTGTCCTGCATAATTTGCTCCTTCGCTATTTAATCAGCACCCTTACATGGCTGTCGTCCAGCCTCTCAATAACCCTAAAGGCCGTCCGCTGAGCGCTGTTAGTGGCCACGCCGTCCTCTCCTGGGGCACAGTACCCGTCCACTTGACAGCTGCCATCGTCTATAAGCACCAGCTTGCCCAGCATACCTACCGCGTCCCACTCCGGCCGCTTTGTGCGGGGGATGTACTTTACTGTAGGGTCGTAGTCGGGGTTAAGCTTTTGGCGGGTCTCCTTGTGGGCCTGCCGGATAGTCCGGCGGATTGTTTTCTCCGGGTCCTTCGGGTCTGGGACCTCTATTGCCTCCTGTGGCACCTCCACCTCTTCCATAATGGGCCGCCCGTATACGTCTGTAAGGTACATACCCTGCCACTGGTCGTCAAACACGTCGCCCACCACTGAGGGCGAGCCAGACACTATGCCCAGGATATAGTCACAGCCGGGCCCAGCCAGCTGTATCTTATCTCCCCTCAGGGTGACGAACCGGCCTATCCGCTGCTCACCCTCCGGGTTGCCGTCGCTCCACTCGAACAGCTCCGCGTAGTCCGCGCCGGATGAGTTGTAGTTCCTCTTTGCATAAACGTCTCCCCATGTGTCCACACGGAAAGCGTTGGAACGATTGTTTTCGTTTACACCATTTCCCACTGTAAACAGATTCGTTGGGCCTTGGGCCTGATCAATAGGTCCTATAACATTACATCTGCCTATAGCAGTTTCATACGCTCCTACTGCAATTGATCTGTCACCTTGAGCTGTTGAACAGAAACTTAACGCGATGCTGTTATATCCGCCTGCATGAGATGCACCTCCAAGCGCAACGGTAAGCTCTCCCTGAGTATGTGTCCCCTTCCCTTGTGTGTCTGAACTCGCACTGATCGTCCCATATCCTTCTGCATGACCGGCATAGTCGTAATCCGTGTATGGTTCTGATTCTGTTATCCCAACTACAGAACCGTTAAATCTTGTTAAATAAGATATGTCAATATCATCATAATATTTAACAACTAAGCGATTGGAGTCTGCCTGCATAATTGTCCCATACGGAAGTTTGAATTGTGCGCCTGTTAGACCATATACAGGGAAATATATTGTGGTTTTCCCAATTTCTATATTATTTAGGAATTCGTCTACCTTATGCGACATTTCAAGCCCACAAAAAGTTGCAGTTATGGGAAAGTCCATCGTTTTTTCCTCTTCGTTCTTTGTAGGCAGATCCAGAATAATTGTTCTTTCGGCAGTACTAGTTACGCAGTGAATCCCTTCAGCATGTCCGCCAAGTCCTAATGCAATACTGGCCACGCCTTCCGCGTGAGAGCCTTCCTCAATTGCCTTACTATACACGCCCTCAGCGTGCCCCTTAAAAGAATAAGTCGCCATGCCTTCACTATGTCCAGATAAGGTAAGATTTTTATCCCCTTCTGCGTGTCCGGCTCCGATGGCCCCACAGCCATCCCCCTCGGCATGAGAAGGCTCTATTAGAGGATTACCATCTGTAAGTTTAAAAAGACCAATAGGCGTACCATAATTCATTATTGATTCTAAACCGGGCACAGCAGCATCCGCTTCAAGCACTACATTGGTTTCACTAATTTCTATAATTTTAAATTCCCAAAGACCACCAAGCTGGGGGCAATACACAAGTACGCCTTGACCGATTTGTGCATTGCTCTTTATGAAATCATAATTCCCATAGGCAGGACTTTGATTAAAAGTACAATCCAGTTTCCTGTCAGAAAGCGCTTCGCAGTATAAAAAAACGGCTACTTTAGTAGATTCTTCACTATAGCATTTATATCCCTCCACATGGGAAGCATAACCTAGTGCAACGGTTTTTTCTCCCTCCGCATGGCTATAGACCCCACTTGCCAGAGTCGATAAGCCCTCCGCGTGTGAACCCTCTCCGCTAGCTGTAACCTTAGCTCCTCCCGTAATCCGGTACCCTTCCGCATGGGCCGCATATCCGCTGGCCAAAGTCTCGCAGCCCTCCGCATGGGAGTATGCCCCAGACGCGATAGTAGATACCCCCTCGGCGTGGGCGGCGTAGCCGGTTGCTTGGGGGCCGGGCTTATCTGTAAAAGCGCCGCCCTCCGCGTGAGAAGCCGCGCCAGAGGCAACGCTTCTGAAGCCCTCCGCATGGCTGGCCTCACCTAAAGCCGACGTACGCTCCCCTTCCGCGTGGGAATAGGCCTTTGTGGCGATATTGCCCGTGGCGGCCACGCTGGTTTCTGCGCCGTCGTTTGCCACTGTCTCATAGGTCCGCTCCGCGTAGTCGTTAAAGATTTCCGAGTTCGCTTCGGCTTCTATCGATGTTCCGTCCGTAATCGGGAAGCTTTTGCCGGATACGTCCTGGCCCACGCCCCCCGCAGGTCCCTGTGGCCCCTGCGGCCCTATGGGTCCAGGAGGGCCTGCGGGGCCGGTCTCCCCCTTAAGCCCCTCCTTCTGCTCCTCTGTCAAATCATTGAAAGATACCGTGCCGTCCTGCCCGCGAATGTCTGTTACCGACTCGATGGAGATGGTATTTGAGCTGGTCTCTGCCACTGAATAGGTTATCCAATATGATATTCCCTCTCCGGTCACGGTTCCCTGGCCCTTTTCCCCCGGTTTTGGCTCCCGGTTAAATTCATCTGTTACCAACACCTCTCCTACTGATGGAGGCGATACCGCACCGGTTATTGAGCATATCAGCGCCCCCACGCCAATTGGTCCAGGAGGGCCCTTGGGACCTGTCGGGCCTTGTGGCCCTGTCTCTCCCTGAGGTCCCTGAACACCCGGGGGGCCGCCCACCTCTCCTCTCAGCACCCGGCCTATAGCGTCGTCTATCTGTGGGCCGGTGTAGGCCCCCTGGTAATACTCGTCATTTGGCATTTAAGCATCTCCTTTCCGACAAAGTAATGTGTCATTTTCGGTTGTAGTGTAATCTATACTCCTGTGTGGAGAATAGATACGATGGCTGTCCGGTGGAGGTAGCCCACCCTTTAAGCAGCAGTAAATTTGCTCCTCCGCCGTGTTGTAAAAGCTGCTGTCTACCGGCACGTAGATATAATGGCCCTGCGGCACATGAATACCGGCGATAAGCCGCTTTTTCTCCCTTATAAGTCCGTTAAGGGCTCTGGCCGCCGCCGCGGTTATCTCCTCGATTCTGTTGGCCCCCTCATAGGTGAGGAAGCGCATGTTCTCCGGCAAGCCGCTGAAGTCAACTGCCAAAAGCTCACATATCCTCTTTATGTTTCTAAGATACCGCCCCATCTGCCGCCGGTTTGGAAGGTCCGGCATAGTCCAGTCTGTACGGGTGCTTACAATAGCTTCCACCGGGGCAAAGTCCAGCTCAAACTCCGGTTTCCACTCCACCCCCAGCCCCTCCGCATAGGCTTTAAGCTCCTCTTCTAGGGCCTGCATCTTGTCCGACATTATCTCAACGGCAAGCTCCACACGGTTGAGGTCCTCCACATTGTACGTGCCCTTCTTGTTTGCGGCCTGCACGTCCGCAAGCCCGCGGTCCGTTACCAGCGCCGGTATCTGCACCTCTGACACGTCCACTAAAACCGCCTCCATTCCAACCTAGATTACCCCGCTGTAAATCGTGCCCGAGTAGACGGGGAAGGTCATCTCACTTTGCATGGTTCTGCCAGAGTAACTGCCTCTAAACGCCCCGTTATAGGTAAAATTTGCGTCGGTTATGAGCACTGCCGCCCTGGCAAACTGGTTTTCATTATGCACCAGGTCCAGAGGGTCCAGCCGGGGATCTGCGCGAAACTCTCCGGTAAGCACCCGGCGGTTCTGCAGATAGTCCGATATCCATGCCGCCACCGCTGGGGCCTGCCCGTCAGAAATCAGCGGATTGGAAACCGGCTGCACCTCTCCCGCCCGGCCCACCGTCAAAATGTGCTGCCCGTTATTTATGTTCACCGCTTTCAGCTGTTTTAAAAGGCTTAGCTCCGCGTTGGCATAGCTATTGAACCGGTCTATAGAATAGTCGCTCTGCTGCATTCTAAGCGGCTCGATATGAATCAGCCCGGCCCTGTCCTGATAGAACACACAGCAGCCCGCGTTTGCCACATATTGTAGGACCGTGGATATGGGAAGCCCGTCAAGCTCCGTGCCCTCCTCTAGACTTTCCGGCGCCAAAACGCTGTCAAGCGACGCGTCTATTATCCACCTGGGACTGCCGTCCTCCATAACCGGAAGCTCCGCCTGATTAAAGGCCGCCCGGGCTATATCTCCAAGAGTGCCAGTCTTTGGGCCAGTATAAGTGTCGCTCAAAAACTCAAGAGCGTCTCTGGCGGTAAACCCGGCGGTAATACCGTTTTGGGGCGTGTCCCATTCGCTGAGAAAAAACTTTCCGCCTGAAATCCACTCAATATCCTCCGCCGCCTCCCCGTCTTTGCCTATCCGCTCTAGCTTAAAGCCATAGCGTACACTCACCTCCTGACGCTCCATTAGGTACTTGCTGAGCCCGTTAGGGTTATCCGGGTTATACTCCCCGTTTACGTTTGGGATAGTGAAATTGATCTCGGACTTGGGCAGAGAGGCTGACACCGGATCTACAAACATACTGGCGCTAAAGCTCATAAGCTCTGCCTTTTCAAAGCTGGTCTCTATTCCGAGAAATAAGCTCTCTACCCGCGCCCTGTGGTACGGCTTGCTCCACCTTAAAATGCTTATTACAATCTTGTCATAGTCCCGGATATCCTGCGCCATAACAGACTTAACGTCACTGTTCTCGCAGCTGGCAAAAAATACCAGCCGCTCTCCGTGATATGCCGCCACGGTATACTCTGTGGCCCACTCGCCGTATAGTTGTGACCACACTACCGTCACCCCTGGAATAATCACGTCGTGGACTCCCGAAAACGTCATTGTAAGGCTGGGCGCTGACAGAAAGCCGCCCTCGCCGTCGCTGAGCACGTCGCTTACATAGCCGTTGCGGCCGTATATAGGCGGCTCTGTAGACATTTAATCATCTCCTCTGGTTTGCCGCGTAATGACACGGCTGCTTTACACTTCCGGCCCCGCTATAAAGGCTGACACTCTCTTGTTTGTGTAGAAAGCCTGGCTCACTAGGTCGTATAGCCCTGCCTTTCCGGATGGGTCCGTGCAGGGTACGAAGTCTCGTATCGGATTGCCCGCGTCCCAAATCTGGGTTTTATATAGCTTCATAGAGCTATACTCGCCAACCGTTCCCTCATTGTTACTCGCAAACAGCACTATATTATAAGTTGTCGAAAAAGAAGGTGTACCGTTAATTTTAAACGAAGATGACTTACCATCCCATACAAGAGTTTTATTCTGACAATCTAATTCCAGCGCATGTCTCCCAACCGAGAGTGAACTATCTATTGCGGTTGCATTGCTTGTACTATTCCCACCATAAATTACCCTAAATGTATTTGTGTTATTTTCAATACCTCTAAACTGCACATAAGTAGTACCGGCTTTTTTTCGCCAGCCAAAAAAGCTGACCACCTTTGACGACAACGAGTCAACCGCAAAATCCATGGCAAATTTCAGCGTCGTCTTTGGCTGTACTCCAGTATCGATATACTGAAGACCGTTTGACTGTATATATTCCAGCTCCTTGTACCCCGCCGGGAGTCTTGACAACACCTGTTCATACACCGCCAGCAGAGTCACATCCGAGTTTATAACAAAGCTGTACTCCGGCAAAGTTGAGATTGTCTCCCCGCTCTCGTTCTGCCAGCCGGTGAAGTTGTACCCTTCCTCCGTGTTGGCCTTAACCGTGACAGTGCTACCCGCCGGGTACTCGCCCATACCTGAGGGCACGCCCGCCTCTGGTATATTGGTGACAATTATCACGGAGAAGACCTGCACATACTCCGCGGTAAGGCTTACGTCGCCCTGCACCTCAAAAGTGTACCGCTGCTCTGTGCTTAGCAGCTCCCCGCTATCTCCCCGCCAGCCGGTAAACCTGTACCCCTGGTTCGGGCCCGCGTCCACAGTCACAGCCGCCCCTTTTGGATACCGCCCTGCGCCCGTAGGGGTTCCCGCACCCTGGGGGCTGACTACAACCGTCACCACGCATTCTACCGCGAAGAAGGCTGTCAGTTCCATATCCCCGCTAAGCGTAAAGCTGTACACCGGCTCTGTGCTGAGCAGCTGGCCGCCGCTGTCCCGCCACCCGGCAAACATATACCCGCTGTCCGGCTTTGCGGTAACTGTAACTGTCTGTCCGGCCGGATAGACGCCCGCGCCAGAGAGTGTGCCGGTATCGGGCGGGTCAGCCGTCAAGGTTACGGTACAGAGCTTAGTAAACACAGCCGTCAACACCATATCCTCTATAATGCTAAAGGTATAGCTGGGCTGGCTGCTGACCAGCTCTCCGGCCTGATTGCGCCATCCGGAGAACAGTCCTTTGCCCTCTACAGGGGTTGCTGTCACTGTTACGCTCTGCCCCTGCTTATACATCCCTCCGCCTGCCGCGGATCCTATTTCCTCGTCTGAGGAGAGTATGGTAAGCATATAAAACACCGGCGCGTCTAGCTTTCTGTAGTTAACAACCATGCGCTTTTCCTCCTTAGTCCGGCTGTACCGCGGGGCCTTGCGTCAAGTCTGACTGCGTCGCCGCCATGGCAAAATATTTGCCAGTTTTATCATATAGCCCAGGTATACCGGCGGAATTGATGCAGGGCACAAAATCCCGCTTTAAAACCCCGCCAACATACACCTGTATGGAATAAACTCTCAGCTTCTCCGCGTAAGATGTGGAATACTCAGGGGCCAAGCCCAAATACAAGGAGGTAAGCCCCACTTGATTGATAGTCATATCAACCGTCTCACCGGCCAGCGTGCATTTTTCATCCGGCCCGTTATAGTCCAAGGTAAACTTTTCCGTGGTGGTAAAATCAGCGAAAGACGCTGTCGCAAAGTCGTGGATTGACCCTTGCTTTGTGTAAACATCCACCGCGTTATCCGGGGCGGAGCTGCCGGTGCTGGTAGTCCTCATCACATGAAAATTGGCGGTGGCGTCTGAGTTATTAGTGCTCTGCTCAGTCAGCCAGTATCTTGCGTACGTTTTCGCCGCCGGGTCTGTCAGCTGCGCTGTCAGCACCACCCGCAAGGTATTGGTCCTTGCCGCGACGCTTAGATTAAGCTTTGTGGTGCTGGCCATGGTCACATACTCAAGCTGGGTATACCCAGAGGGCAGCTCTCCCGGCTTATTGCCGCTCCCACCTGTATCTCCGCCAGTGCCTCCCCCTGTAACGCCCCCCTGACCTGTCGTCCCTTCCAGCCCCCCTACCGGGCCGCTGTTACCGCCTACTGTCTCAACGCGCTCGTATCTATTACTGCTTCCGCTTTTTATCCAGGCGGGTATTCCGGAAGAGACTATATAGGGCAGCCATGCCCCGTCTGTGGCGTAGTCAAACCGGCCGTGAAGCTTCAACAGCCCCGCACAATAGGTCCCGTATGTGTCCCGCCCGGAAAGGCAAAGCGTGTTTGCCGCCACGTCAAACTCCGCGTTACCCCACTGAGATATAACCCCAAAAAAGCTGCTGGTGTCCAGATACCCCCATGAATTCATGTCAAGAGGCGTGCGGGAAAACAGTATACCGCTGCCAACGAAGATGATAAACATATTGTGCGAAGTTATGTACTCTAAAGAATCCGGAAACAGCTGGGCGCTGCTGGGCAGCGTAAGCCCCTGTATCTTCTGGTCGTTATCCGGGTATGTGGCTTTGCCCCAGCCCGTAAAAGGCGTTACCCTTCCGGCGCGAATGTACATCTCCCCGCTTTTTATATAGGCGCGGTAGATATAGAATTCTTCGCTGGCTATCGGCTGTACAAGCGACGGGTCTCCGGCGGTTACATCCTGGGTTTTTACTCCGTTAGAATCGTATATTCCGAATACCTGTGAACGCATACTGTAATAATTTGTGCTGCCACTCACCGGCTCTTTTCTCAGCGCCAAAAACTCGCCGGACATTTTGCGGCTAAATCCCAGTAGCGTGTTTACCGCACTGCTTGCCCCGGAGTCTGAGCTGCGCCCCTGAGAGAACAGCCGCGCCCACAACGGGGATGTTACATCCTCCGCAGGCATGGCCAAGGCATAGTAGTCCCATATGTAGGAGAGCTCCCCATAGCTGGCTGATCTGTAAGTGGTTCTATACGCCCCTATCAGGACTATATAACAGTCCCTCGCAGTCCCGTCAATAGAAAAGTTTTTTACAAAAACCACTTGGGGAATGTACCTCAGGTAGGTTAGCAGTCCGCTGCCCTCCTCCACTATTGAGAAAGCCCCGCCGGTCATGTCGCTCTCAAGCCCGTGGTTTTCCAGCTTGGCAATTTCGCTGCCTACATCAAGCTTTGTCAGCGTGACCAGAGATATGGTGCTTGCAACCTGCCCCGTGTATATATAAACCTCTGAGAAGTCCGCAAGCGTCTGGCACAAAAACACCCGCCCCTCACATATGGACAGTACCACCGGTGCGTCAGCGCTTTGTAAAAACGGCAGCGCTTCGCCATCTTCTGTCCCTATGTCAATCTCCGTTACATACTCCCCTGTACAGAGCCAGCCCAGCAGCTTTTGCCCCTCAAACCAGTAAGTCCAGATAAAACCGTCATAAAGACAGCTGGTAGAGAAGGTCCCGGAGTATTCCTCCCCTTCCCCCGCCTTTTTCGCGTCTTGCAGGCCGGGGAGATTTCGCCCCAGATGCGCCACAAGCTCTGGGTACTGCTCCGCGTTGATAAAAGATCCGTCGCATTTCAGCCAGTCTTGACCCACGTCTTCTGCGGCACTGAGAATTACGCTTCCTATAGGATAGCTAGAGTAATCCGGGCTGCCTTTTTTCATGTATACTACCGGTTCCCACAGCATGTTTGACCTCTCCTTTTCAAAATTTGTCTAGCTCTACATGACTCTATAGCAAACGCGACTAGAATCGTTAAACGCCGGTTTTCAAACCCCGCCAATACTAATAGCCCGCTTTCAGGTTCTCAATCACCACAAACAGCTGTATATCCACAACCGGCGGAGTAACGCAGGTAAATATCAGCTGATTGAGGCTCTGCGCCGCTCTTATCTCAGAGCCAATATAGTCGTTTAGGCTTATAGCCACCGGTATGGGCTGAATAAGCTGCGCGTCCTCTTGCTCTAGTATGCCCTCAATGTAGACGTGCTGTATGAGGTCGTTCCACCCGTCTGCCCTGAGGGTTATTTCCACCGTCTTTGCAGGGGCAGCTCCCCCGCCGGTTTGGTCCTTGGCTACCGCGTTGCCTCTCTGGTCAAAGCCCACAACTTGGCCGGGCTCTCCGGTAAGTTTTTCCTGCTTGTTGTCCCAGACCTTCTCCCGCTTTCTTACAGTTCCTATGGCCCGGTCTATCTCAAAACCGGTATATGTGCTCTTATATGCCATAATCTCCCCTTTAAAGTATTACATTAAACTCCTGGTTTTCTCGAGTAAGCAGGGCCTGTATCTGATCTTTAGGTATAAAGCCCTCTGCTTCGTCGTCTCCTTCTTGGCCTATAAGCTCACAGCTGCCGTCTAGCAGCCAGATAAACGGCTCTAGGGTGGCGTACTTGATAGGGTCGGCAGTGCCGCTTAACACGTCGTCCGCGCTGCTTATGATCTCATGGCCATTATCCTCTATTTTTGCCTGAGTTTTTATAGTGGGGTCGCCCACCTTCATGGATATTTCCAAAAAGCTTTCTGGGACCAAAATATCCCGCTGGGCAGCCCTCCACTCTTCCGATACTGAACGCATGTTTTATACCTCTATCAGCGCCAGACGGGGGCCCACATAGCCTCTTATGCCCCCGTCCTCTCGCCTAAGAAACACCGAGCTGGTCCGGTCGCTCACATACATTTGGCGAGTTTCCCAGTCGTTAGTCACCTGGTTATAAAAATCTACCGGGGCTATAAACTTGCCGCCATATTTTTGGGTAAACAGCCGCAAGATTTTAGACCAGTCCTCTGCCGTTATAAACTTCCATGTAAGCTCAATCTTCGCTATATCGTCTCTTATAACCGAGCCTATCATAACCCCCTCCACGTTTCTCGCGCTGTCTACTACTGTAGAGGTAGTGGCGTTGTACTCGGACGGGTCAGGGATAGCCACGCCGTCTATAGTAACCAGCGGCCTCATGCCATCACGCCTCCTCCCCCAAGTATGTTAGCGCCCCGCTGAAGCTTATGTTTTTCGTTGTTCTGCATAAGCTGTTTGCCGTCAAGGTATATACCTGACTGGCGCTCAGAGACCGTGTGTATAGCCTCTATCAGCTGCACGGCTATGGCATACAATGTGTCTACTACTTGGCCGTTGCCCTCTCTTATGCTCTCGGCAAAGCGCTCTGCAGTGTCGCTTTCATGGGCTGTATCATACTCGTATTCCACCGCATAGCGCCTGGATAGATCCTCGTGTATAGGAAAGCTCATGTCCTGCGGAGGGGCTAGCCCGCTCAGATCGAAAGCTGATAGCATCAAGTCGTTGACGCGCTCCAGCGCGGATACTACAGTCCCAGCGGTACGGTCTACACCTTCGGCAATGCCTAGGCCAACATTAACCCCTATCATGTCGCGGGCGACGCTTGAGGGCGAGTGTATACCCAGCACCTGTCTGGCAACAGTTAGCCCTTTTACCGCTGTGTCGGCTACCGCTTGGGCAAAATAGCCTGAAGCCTGATTTACGCCCTGGGCCATGCCTCTGGCGATATCTCTGCCAATGCTAGTCCACTCCATACTTGCAACAGCGGATCTTGCCTGATTCATCCGGGCCAGGACAATGTTTGAGATATCCCCGAACCCCTGGTCAACGGCGCTAAGCATTTTCATCGCCCCGTCCCGTGCGCTGGCCGCGATATTTTCCCACTCTGCCGACACAAACTGTCTTGCGGTCCGCATATAGTTTGCCAAGCGGTCCGCCATTCTGGCGACTATAGCGCCCACGTCCGCCTCCATGCCGCCCCACACATCTGTGACCGCATAGGCAAAAGCGTCTTCCATGTTGGCGTTCACATTCTGTATGGAGGAGATGATGTCACGCTGGCTCTTATCTACGCCTGCCGCCACGCCCTGACCTATGTAAACGCCAACAGCATCCCTAAACAACCGGGAAGGTGAGTTTATCTGGGCTGCCCGCCTTGCGGCTTGGGCGGCATTAAGAATAGAGTTAGAAACAGTAGTTGCAAGCGCCTGCGCTTTTTCTCTAACCCCGGCGGATACTCCGTCGATAATGTTTGTGCCCACACTGTAGAAGCTGATTCCCGCCGCCGCAGATTTCGCCGAATTAAGACCTGAAACAACCTCTCCGCTCACCTTATCAAAGTTGCTTTTTACAGCAGTCAACACTTCGCCAGCCTTATTGGTGGTGGTTTTGACAATCTCTCCCCACTTTGTGGTGGTAGTAGAGTTGGTCTCTTCCAAAGAGGTGGTAATATTTCGTCTCATGGCAGCATATTGCGCGATTGTGCTGGTATTCATTGCAATCTGCTGTGCTTTTGTAACAGCCTCTATAGCTAGCCATTTGGTTTTGCTCTCTACCTCCGAGTTAGCCAGATTGTCGCTGACGCTCTTTTTTATGCTGCTATAGTTTGAGTCTGTGGACGCCGCCATACTTTCAAGATTTGTCTTCGTATCGCTTTGGGTATCTCCCCAGTTTTTTCCGCTGATCTCCTTAATACTGCCGGTCTTAGTCTCTACAGTAAGCCGCATTCCTTCAAATAGATCCGAAGCTATGCCGGCCGTATTCTCCACAATTTCTGCAGTGACTGTTTTAGAGGTCTCCCAGCCTGATTTTACCAGTCCTGCTATATTCTGCATTTTTGTCTCTGCATCATCTTTTATCTGCTGCAGCTTCTCCGCGGCTATTTGGCGCATCTCCTCGGTCATGCGGCGCACATCGTCGCGTCCAGCGCCTGTGTGGGTGTTTATGGAGGTTTCTACACCACTCATAGCGTCCTCGGTAGTGCCCTTCATCTTTTCGCCCCATTTGGCGGTGATATTTTGCATATCGTCCGTGGCGGTTTTCAAAAGGCCGGGTATCTCGTTCCACTTGCCGGTAAACACTGCAAAAATCAGTGCCCCCACATCCTTCATAATGGTTATTATCGATTCACCTATCAACACAAACCAACCCAGAATAGGTATGCTCTCCAGCCCCTCCAAAACGCCGTTCAGCAGTGCCTTACCTACATTCCCGCCGATAGTTAAGAACATATCGCCCTCAAAGAGCTTTATTTTCATCTTTGCCTTAAAGGCCTCGGCAAAGAATCCCATCGCTGCCTCTACCAGCGGACCCCAGTCTACCGCATCTATGGCCTCCTTTATAGTCTGCCATGCGGCGTCCCAGTCAATAGTTTTCAAGGCATTAGTCAGACCGTTTAATATGCCGGTCGCAAGCTTGACCAAGCTGGTGAACAGCGCCTCCCAGTCCGTGTCCTCTATAAGCCCGTTTATTCCGTTGCCTATAGCCGTGCCAAGCTCCGCCCACCAATCCGCGTGGGCGGCAAGCTCTGAGATAGCCACAATGGCCACATCAATCACTCTCTGCAGCAGGCCAAAAAAAGCGTCGGACATCTCTTGCGGGCTGACATTCTCAAAAAAATTGCTTATCCCGCTCTTGACTCCCTCTCCCAGCTGCCGCCAGAAAGTCTCGGCCTCTACCAGGCCCTTTATAGCCTCAATCGCAAGATTGATTCCGTTTGTAATGACCTTTGAAAGGCCGTCCACAGCTTTGCCGATCTTAAAATTGTTAAAAAACTCCCTTACGCCGGTTTTAACACCTTCGCCAAGCTTGTTCCAAAATTCCCGATCGCTGACTATCTCCCAGAGACTGTCGATTATGCCATTGAAGCCCGCGGCAATAGCGCCGCCAGCCGCCTCCAGTAGAGAAACCCAATTCACGCCGTTCAGCAGAGCCACAATGTCCCTGCCCAGCTGGGGCCAGTCAATCCCCTCCAAAATGGTCTTCACAAACTCAAAGCCCTTTGTGAACACCTCACCGATAGCGCTGCCGATTTCCCGCCATTCGCTCTCGCTGAGATATGAAAGACCGTTGTTTATGCCATTAACTATGGCGTTGGCCACTTCATCCCATTTAAAGTTTTCACAGAAACCTCTAAGCGCCTCGGCAGCGCCTTTAATGGCGTTCTGGATAGCGGTAAAAGCGAGAGTGATTATATCCTCCCACTTAACGGCGTTGAGCATCTCAGCCAGACTGGCCCCCAGATTGTACCAGTTTATCCCCCGTATAGCCTCGTCAAACATGGTGAGCAGGCCCAAGACTCCGTTTGAAAAGGTCTCGCCGATAGTGTCCCATTCCACCTCGCCCACAAAGCCGTTTATTGCGGCGGCAATATTTCTCCCCCACATCTTCCAGTCTATGGTTGTAAAGATACCGTTGGCGGTTTTAAACACCGCGTTCCAGCCAGCGCCTATCACCTGGCCAAGGGTAGTAAAGTTGATTCCCTTTCCTATGCCGTTTATGGCTTCGCCAATTTTCTCCCCGAACTGATCCCAATTAAATTTTCTCAGGAATCCTAAAGCGAAGTCCAGGCCGTTTGTAATCTTCTCTCCCAGCTGCTTTCCCCACTCGAAAGAGTTCCAGTCCTTAATAATCCCGTTCAGGTGTTCAGCAAGGATTTCGCCCGCATGATACCAGTCGCCGTTTTCAATGGCCTCCTGCATCTCTTTGGCCCAGTCGGGGAGGGGAACTTCCTCAAACATATCGGAGAAATCCAGGCCCCCACCGCCTCCGCCACCTCCGCCGCCCCCGGAGCTGTCCTTTATCACGTTAAGCTCGTCAATGCCCAGCATGTAATCTTGGAGCTCCTTGGCCGCGCCAGCGGCTCCGCCTACCGCGTCGCCAAACGACACTGCGTTCTTCTTGGCCTGGACAAAGCTGCCCTGACCTGTTATCACCGCAAAAACTGTGCCTATTATATTTATCAGCGCAACCAGACGGCTAATTATAAACTCTATAGCCGGGGCAAGCGCGTTTATAAGAGGCGCTGCCATAGACCCCAAGCTATTTTTTAGGTACAGAGAGCTGCTTGCCAGCGAATCCATAGACGAGGCAAAGCGGCCCCCCGCTAAACTGCTAAACTGATAGAGGTTATCTATACCCTCCCGTATGCCCTCGGACACCATTCGCATGGCTGCGTTTATAGCGCGATAGGCAATCATCCGCCCCAAAGACGCTTGCCACTTATTTATTGTAGCAATAGCGCTTGTAAACGGCTTGATAAGCAGCTGGCCAATTCGAGGGCCTATGGACTTAAGCCCGTCTCCCACATTACCGGCAAAGGCCTTTACCGCGCTGCCCGCCCTGTCAAAACCGGAAGAGGCAAAATCCTGCAGCGCAGCGCCTGCTTTTTTAAAGCCGGTCTCCGCCAGACTGCCTAAAACCCCTAAAAGCTCTTGGCCGGGTTGAATAAACGAGCGCATAGCGTATACCACTGCCTTGAGCTCTGGATGCACCAGCATCAGTGCCGCAGCGAAATTTGTGGCCGCTTCTCCGGCCCCTTCCCAGGCCGCGTCAATGTCTGTCCACAGCGATCTGTCAGACTGCAAGAACTCTTTGTTCTCGTTAAATTTCTGCTGGATCGCCTCAAATATTATAAGCAGCGGACCTATAGCCGCCGAGGCCCCCGCCATAGCAGCTGACATACCGGTCATGGCCGAGGCCCCTGCCGCGCCCGCGCTAGTCGCGGACGCTCCTAACGCCGATGTGGCCGCTCCAGCCTGAGAAGCTGCGGAGGAGACCTTACTAATCTCTCCGGCAAGCGCTGTAATATCGCTGATTTTGCCGCCCAGCTTTGTACCGGACAAGGCTTGAGAAAGACTATTGAGAAAATCGTTTTCAGCTGAGCCTTTTGTTTCTGGCACTTCCCCCGCCGCTTGCTGCGTTTTCTTCACTTTTTTGGAGAGGCTTTCCTGCTGCGAGTCGCCGAACTCCGCTATGCGCTGAGTAAGCTCTTCATATGTATCGGACAGACCTTGAACGGCGTTTTCTAGCTGAGCTATTTCTGTCAGCTCAGCTTTATCTAAAGACGGGTGCAGTTTTAGGCTGGCCTCTGTAAATCCTTGCAGATCCGCCAGCTTGCCTTTTGCCTCCTCCAGCGCGGCGCTTAACTTCTCTGCCTGAGACGACATTTTTTTGAGCCCGCTTGCGTTTACGGATTCATTTATAAGCGGCTCATAGCTGCCAACCTCGTGGCTTTTCTTGATCTCGTCAATAGCTTTTCGTGTACGCGCAAGGCGCTCGTTCATTTGATCTAAAGAGCTAAAATCGCTTTGCGGCGCTATTTTAGTAGCGTTAATATCTTCCGCCGCGTTTTGCATCTCTTTCATCCGCGCAACGGCTCTCTCTACAACCTGCGCTATCTCAGAGTCACTCTGAATCGAGCTTCGGCTTTCGCTCTGGCTCTGGGCCTTTTCCACTGCCTTGCTGGCCGTGTTCTTGTTCTTAACGCGGGGCTTTACTCCGTTTATAACCTTCTGCTTTTTACCCAGCTCACTTTTAGCTTCTTCCGCCCCGTTCCCTATAGCTCTGATACTCTTACTCACAGAAGAAAGAGAGCTGCCCGCCACGGCGGACTTAAGCCGCTCCAAGGCCTGAGCCAGCATATTTACTTTTTTTGCCGCGTCAGACGACTCGGCAGATATTTCTATTTCCAGGCGGTCAATATCGGCCATGGGCTCAGCTCCTTTCCGTTGCATTTAAGCGCCAAAAGTGTTAAAATGAGTAAAATTAGTCTAAAGCTTCCGAAGAGAGCGCAGAAGCAGGTGAAATACAAGTAGAAATATTTAAGCGTCCCTTTTAGCCCCAAAGCTTAAAGAACACTTGTCTATTTCATCTTCACAGATGTGCAAAAGAAGTTTCGTATGGGCGACACTTGACACTCCAATTTCCAAAATATCAAGAATCGCTCTAATTTTTTTCCGGGAATCTTCATCCAATGATTTCCGAATAGACTTTTCATAGTCTGGATAAAGCTTTTTGATCTCATCTTGAATATCCATTTATTACTCCTCAAAATGTTTTTTTGCAGCCCTAGCCCAATTGCGGAAAAACAGCTGCGCTTTAAGCCGCTCGCTCTCCGCTTTCTGCTGTATATCCTCTTGCGATGCCTCTTCCTTAAAGCCAAAGGGTTTTTCAAGATATGGTATAGGCTTTGCCCCCTTCTTTGCGAAGGGATGAAGTATAGGAGACGCTCGTATAACCGCGTCATAGACATACGCCCCCTGAAGCCATGCGGCGGAGTCCATCCGCTCCTGCCGCAGCCTCTCCGCTTTTCGGTAATACAGCACCATCAGCGGGTCTTCGTGCCAGTACTGCTCCCAGGTCATACCGATGGATAAATAGAAAGGGCAGTCCCGCTCAAAAATTTCAGTATAGTTTTTAGGCGGCTGGGCATTTACAGCTCCAGCGCCGCGTGCTCGTTTTTTTCCAGCTCCTCCTCGTCCTGGATCAAATTGGCTGTGGCCGCCTGGTTGTAAAGGGAAATAAGCCTGTGCAGAGCATCCTCCGTAAGGCCTCCCACCTTGTCCAACAGCTTCTCTGCCTTTTCCTTAGACACAGACTTGTGCTTGGCCCTAAAGGCGAAGTAGAAGAGGTTGCCGATCCCCGTGGAGGGATACTTTCCCACGTCCTCCAAATTGAACCCCCGGGCCTCGGCAAACCGGATGCTTTCCCGGTTAAAATCCAGGGTGTATACATCGCCGGTATCTCTGTCTGTGTACTTAATTGGGTTTATACGCTCGTTCATTTTTTCTCCTCCTTAAACGTCAACTTCCGTAGTCTTTTTTGCGGTCTGGCGGGTAGAGAATGTCTGCCCCTCGGGCGCGCCCTCGGTGGGTTTAGCCTCCCACATAGGCGCTCCCGTCGGGGTTATGTACAGCGATATCTCCAAGATAGCGGAGACCTCCGCGCTGGGCATACCTAGCGCGCTGGGCTGCCCGGTAAAGAACAGCGACTTTGTAAGGCCCGGTATCACAATGACGAACCAGAGCTTTTTTCCTGCCGCCGCCGCGGTCTCATATGCGTCCATAACCGTGTCCCATACGTCCATCAGTTCCTCTGTTAGATTTGCTCCAAAGGTCAGCGCTCCTCCCGGATCCTTAAGTCCCGGCACATATGTTTTCCACTCTATGGCCTCCAAAGTTGTAGACTCCAGGTTCTCTGGCTCCGGGTTCAGCTCCGGTGTGGATTTAATGCCGGATATCTTCGTGTAGCCACTAGTAGGGCGAGTGCCCGCGGTGGTCTCCGGGGCGTATCGCACGGTTATTCCCGCGGTAGATAGATCAATTGCCATGTTGTTCTCCTCTCGTATGTTTTAATTTAAAAAGTCAAAATGGGCCGGTCACTTAAAGTAACCGGCCCCGTGGCCTCTTCTCCCCGCGCCTGTGCGCAGGGGCTTAATTTGTATATATCCTCCCGCTTGTGTCCACTACCCCCTCATAACGGGCTTTCATCCGGTACACCTTCGCGTCCATCAGGTTGCTCGCCGGGGTACACATGGTGCGGGTAAACCCCAGCCTCTCCATGCAGCTGTCAATTAAATTCATGATTTCCTGCGCCTCGGCCTTTTTATATCCCTCCTTATTGGAGTAAACATCCACGTCATAGAGCAGCTTGGCCGCGTTCTCTATTTTCGTGTCTCCGGCCTTCTTGTACACGCTGTTATCCGCCTCAAGAATTATAGCCGCCGGAAATCTGGCCGGGGCCGCCGTCTCCTCGCTGGCCAGAAAGATATTGTTCTTGCCATATGCCTCTCGAAGGGTCTCAGCCACATAGCTGAAAACCCGGTTTTCTATGTCTATCAATTCTCGGCGAACACCTCCCTTGCTATGTCCGGCAGACGGCTGGCTATTTCCTGTATAGCCCGGTACATGGGCATAGACGCGGGCGTACCGTGGGTAAGCTTCAGCTCGCCATCCTCACGAAAGCCCCATACTTTTCGGGCCCCGTGGCCCTTTCCGTATGTGCCTATCTCCACCACTCCCGGTGGGCGCAGAGGGTTTGGAGATCCGCCCGGATTGTAGTATACCCCCGCGCCAAACTCCGCGAACACCGCCTCTTTGCCAATTGCGGCGACCACGCTTATTTTCCCCTCTTCATTCGCTGTTACTTCCACATCCGGCACACGGGCACCCTCGAGTATAATGTCGTCGTACACGCTGCCGTTAAAGCCCTCTTCGCACAGCTGCATAAGTTCTTCGCTCACACGCAGTCTGAGCTTTCGGGTCTTATCCTCAAGGCTCTTTTGGTAGTCCTTTACCTGGTTTATCGCCGCCTCAATCGAACTATCGCTTAAGCTGAGCTGTGTCTTCATACCAGTCCCCCGGCGGCCTTAATCCGCGCCTGCTCCTGCTGATACATAGATACCGTCACATCCTTTATGGCAAACTGCAGAGAGTTTTTCCACTGCGCCCGCCGCTTTACAATAGAGCTATACGGTCCATTAGTGTCCGCGTCCCCCACCCAAAGCACCGTGTTCTCGTCAATTGGTAAACTGGTGTCGCTGGTAGTCATGGTGCGGTCATAGTCCGCAAAGCTGCCAAACTGGCTGGCCTCGCTGGCCCCTTTGTTTGGGGACACGCATATCATGCAGGATCTAAGCTCGCCATATAACGGCGTAGTAGAGCCGGTAAGGTTTCCGTCCTGGTCTATAATATCCTCTTCTCCAAGATACAGCTTATAAAACACCGGCTGCTGGTTGCTTAAAAGGCTGCGCATTACCTCACTCCCCTCGCCATAGGCGTTACTCTTAAAATAAGTTCTTGTGGTATGCCCCCTGTTCCCCAAGTCCTTGACACCCCGTTTTCTGTGTGAGACGTCTCGTATTTTCCGCCTATCTTGTCAAAGATTGCCTCGGCAATCTGCACCTGAAGCCCTAAGTATTGGGGCTCCAAATCATCCGGCCAATCTCCATAGGGAAAGCGCCGGGACATGATTGCCTCTCTCGCCTCGCTCAGCAGCTCCAGCAAAAGGCTCTCGTCCTCGCTGCCGGTCAATACTTTCAGCCGGTCAATATTGTCCATGCCCTCCCCCTTTCGCTAAATCCTTTTCGACTTATTCCGCCGGCGGGCCTGAGGCTCCGGTCCCTCGTCTTGGGTCTCATCCGGTTCCTCCTCCCCGTCTGGGATTTCCTCCTGCTGCGGCTGCTTCTGGCCGCCGTCTAGGCCGGTCTCTTGGCGGCTCTCTGCCTCGCTGTCCTCTTCTAGAGATACATACAGCGGGTCCTCCGGGTCCATACCCTTAGGCTCGCTGCGCAGATCAGCCGCCTTAGTCAGATTCAGCTTCTTTTTATCCTCAAAATGCCTGTGAAGCATCATATTCTTTCCCCCTATGCCGCGGAATTTACAATCTTAATCGCGTTGCCCGGCTTATACAGATAGGGCGCGAACAATTTACTTCCGGTAACTACCGTGGACTGGTTAATTATGTCTCTGTCAGTCTCCACCAGCGTATCACGTTTCATGTACACGGCCAGAGCTCCGGGCTTTACTATGTAGAAGTTCTTTCCCTTCACCCTGTTGCTGACAATAATATTAGCCCCAAAAGCCATGCCCGCAGATCCACGCACCACCATGTCCGCCGCAAGATCAGAGGCTGGTACCCATGACTTAACATTCAGCAGCTCCGCATAAAAGTCCGAGTCAACAACAAGCGCTTTTTGCCCGTCAATGTGCTCGCCGAACAGAGCCAGAGCTTTCGGTATATCATCCACCGTGAGTTTTGCGGAAGGGGTATACACATTGCGCGTATTTCCGTCCAGCGCCTCTAACAGCTGGTTGTCCACCTTAGAGGATATAGATACCACAATCTGACGCACGCCCTCGCCAAGGGGATCTCCATAGCCGCTTAGCAGCGCCTCGTCCGTAAGCTGTACGCCCTTGCCGATCTTCGTTATGGTAACAGACTTTGTTTTGGTTGACAGCTTCTCAATGGGAATATCCGTTCCCTCGGCTACGGTCTCCGCGTCTCCAATATATTCAAAATAGGGCAAGGTAACCGTGTTGCCCGCCTGTCCCTGCAGGGTGTTATCTATTGTAGCCAGCGGCGCAAAAACAATGTTATCCGTAAGCTGCTCGTCTATCATATCCGCAATCACCTGCGGGTTGAGCAAATCCGACAAATAAGTACCGTCGGTTGTAGATACAGTCGGCATTTTATTCTCCTTTACTTTGTTAGATTTTTGTAAGCATCCGGGAACTTATGAGCAAATTCCACCCGCTCCCGGTAGTTCATTTTCTTAAGCTCATCTTTCGTAACGCTCGGCGCGCCGTCTCCTGCCGCGGGGGCGGGCAGCTTGCTGTATTCCAGCCTCAACCGCTTCTCCTTTGCGGACCAGGCCTTTTGAATAGCGTCAATAGCCGTGTCCACGTCCTCCGCCCCGTAAAGCCCCCCGGCCACCATGTCCGCACACTGCTCGTCTTCTATAAAGCCCATAATCCGCTTTGAGATATTGCCTACGGCAGACTCCCGGCGAAGCTGGCTGAGCTCCTCTTCCATAGCTTGTTGGCGCTCTTTGGCCGCGTCGGCCTCCTGCTCCTCCATGCTTTTCTTGCTTCTCAGCTGCCTTTTATACTCGGCGGCCTCTTTTGCCGCTTTGTCCATAGCTAGCTTCTGCTTTTCCAGCTGGGTCTTAAGCCGCTTAATTTCCAGCCCCATGTCCTGTTGCCCCTCAGAAGAGGGCTCTTCGGCCTGCTGTTCCTGGACCTCCTGTGCGGCAATCTCCTCGTCCATGTTGTCGTTTTTTGTGTCCATATGAATTCTCCTTTGCGTTTTTTAATTGCTTTCTCTGCAATCTGCGGGTTTAACGTCCTTCTCTGGACATGCCATATTTTTTGTCTACATTCCCGCTGGCTCATACCAGCACCGGCACCGCCAATGGGCCTTGGGCGGCGCCTTATCAATAGGATAAACTCTCCCGTCCCGCGGGGCGCACACAGCGCAAACCCGCTCGTCTTCCTCCGTGCGCCAGCGCACATACTCAACCCCTTGGTCCCGGTAAGACTTCAGCATAGCCTCATCCGTGATAATGTCCGCGTATTGGGCGCTCATATCGGCCCAATACCTCAACGCCCGGCGAAACTCCGTCCGCCTGTCCTTGGAAGACAGCAGGGCCTCTGCCAGCCTCTCGCGCTTTCTAATCACCTCCGTCTCATAGCTGTAATGTGTAACCGGGCTAGGCTTGCCCATTATCTCCTCCTGCAACCAGAGCTCAAAGATAAGGTAATCTATAATCTCCTCCCCCGCGTCACGATATGCCGCCTTTGCCACCTCCTTGTACTCCGTCAAGTTATCAGCGGCAAGAGCCGTGTACAGCTCTTTGCACCCTGCCGCTACGTTCAGCTCGTCGAAACCAAGCAGGCCGAGCCGCCGCTGCATGGCCATAAAGCGCTTTACCGCCTTTCGGTTCAGCCGTCTTATGGCGGCGTCGGCCCGCGCGTATGGATTATCATTCATCTATACCCCCCGGCTCTGCCTCGGATACAGTCTCGATAATCTCTGTAGGCTTCGCCCGCTCCAGAGATTTTTCCAGCTCCTCTTCTTTCTCCTTTTGATACCGGTCGTACAGAATAGACGCGCTCTCCGGGTCCACTACCAGCCCGCTAACCGTAAACGCCTGAATTGACGGCGCGCCCGAGGCTATCAGGGAGGTAAAGGCCTGCACTTTCGTCAGCTTATCCTCATAGGACCGCCTGCCAAACTTTTGCTCTATCTGGCTTATTTTTAGGTCAACCGCCCCGGAGTCCTGGCAGATTTTTAAAATGATTTTTAAAAAATCCGTCTCCGACTGTTTCCACATGGATTCGGTCTCCTTGGCCCGGGCCTCCGCGTTCCACCAGCCGTTCTTCATAATTACCGCCCCGTTGTTAGAGCTGTCCGAGGTGTTGGCGTTACCCTGAGAGGGCATTCCGACTATTGAAAGCACGGTCTGATACATATCGTCCATAAGCGTCTGGGTTTCGGACTGATTCAGCTGCTCGTTGAGATAATACAGCTTAGACGGCTGCCCCTCCACGCTGGGCAGCTTGATAGCGCCCAAGTCCTTTAGCTCCAAAAACTCTTCTCTTGAAATGTCCACGTTTTCAAGCACCATAAGCGCCTGAATAAACTGTTCAACTCCGTCCAGCCGGTCAGACTCGGTAAGATTCATAGCGTCTAAAAGGTCAATAACTATCTCAAAAGCCCCCATGCGCAGAGAGTTGCAGGGGTATTCCACAATGGGGATCTGGCCAAAATTGTGGGTAATTTTCCTCTTCTTTTTCTCCGCCCTATGCTTTGTGCCCTGTATGTAATAGGTGGAGTTATGGGTATACACGGTGTACAGCGCGTTCCCGTCATGGGTGTAAACATAAGTCACTGCCATAGCTACCCCCTTGGTCACGTCATTTTTGCGCACTATAAAGGTGTTTCTCGGATCTAGGGTGTATATCTCAAACGGGGCTTCGTCAAAAGTCTCCCCCGCCGCTTTCATAAAAGAAAACGCCTCCGCCTTATCCCGCAGCGCCAGCCTGTACCCCACTCCGGCGGTAAACATCCAGTATGCCAGCTCCATGTCCTTCGAGGCCTTGTTCTCCGACATCATAAAGTCGTTTAGCCGCTCAATCTTCTTTGGCACCGACTTAAGCGACCCGCGGGACACATACTGCAGAGGCTCGCCTATAAAATTCGCCGTCTTAAAGGTGACTATCTCGTTTGCCCTGTTGATAACAATTCGGTTGCATATATCCTCGTTAACCTTTTTTACCCGCTGCCGGACTGGCTGGTCTCCCCTTAGGTAGTTGTATAAATATTCTATCTCCCTTCTGTTTTTCAAATGGTACGGAAGGGCCGCATTAAGAACGTCTATTACATTCTCCCCTGTGATCTCCGGTGCGTCAGTGAATATCTGAGCGCGGCCAAACAGCTCTCGTCCCATGGCCCAGTGCCCGTTCAGCTTACCGGTAAGCTGAAGTTCTTCCCCCTGGGCGTTCAATTTAATTTCTGGCATGCTTTCCCCCTCCTCCCCGAAAAAACGCAAAAGGGGGCCAGATGTCTAAGCATCTGGCCCCCTGGCCTCAATCCTCACCACCCGTGCGGGAGAATAGATTATTTGGTTTTAATTCACTTTTTTTCTTTTCAACAGTATCACCGCAACCTGACCATCCTCCACCCTTACAAGCAGCTCTGCACGTCCCCTGTTATTAAGGCACCTCTCTATTGCGGCTATGTTCTCCTTTGAAAGCTTTATGTCCATTCAGCCTCCATATGCAGTCATATACATCTATATAATTTAATTATAGTCTGTGGCGTTTAGTTTGTCAAGGCTTTTTTCAAATATATGTTCTGAAAGTTTTAAAGTATCTTTATACCGGCCGCTTTATAATCTGTACCCCGCCGCTTTGAAACCCCTGCACATATAGTGACAGCATGGCCATACCGTCCGGCGCGTCGTCATGCTTATTCTTCCCCGACATGGTGTAGCCGCACAAATCGGACAGCATCTTGCGGTACTGCCGGTCTTCTTTCAGGGTGGATTTGTCTCTAAACAAAACACGCTCTTTTACAAACGGACTGTTAACTATAATTTTCGTCTCCTTGTTGGCGGTTGTATACTTAGTGGTGATTTTGGTTATACCCCCCTGCTCTTTAATGCTTTTCTGTATTTTTTTCGCCACTTGCCCGCCTGCCGCGTTGCTCTCGAACTGGCAAAGCTGAACCCGCCGCTTTAAAAGCAGATTTATAATCTGGGCCTCCACCGCCTCCGGGTTGCCGTTATCGTACACGCAAGCGTCTAGGTAAAAGTCCATGCCATATCTGTACACCACCGGCATAAAGCAATAGTCCGTGCCCTTGTCCTTTGTGTCGCACACCGCCAAGATTGCGTCCGGCTCTTCCTGTGGCAGCTCAAAATAGTACCGCAGCTCGCTCTCGCTGTACAACTGGCCCTCCCGCTCAATGGGCTGGTTCATGTATAGCGCCCTCCAGCTGGCCTCGTCCATAATCTCCCGCTGGGCATGGTAAAACCCGGTAGAGAACCCCGCTGCGTTGCCGTAGTCAAAGTTGCTCTCGTCCTCATCATTCAGAGCCGGAAGCGCGATAAACTCCGCTTTGCTGTCGGTTTTTTCCTCTTCGCTGCGCTCTAGGCGGCCTATTACGTCATGAACGCTCCACCGGGTGGCTATGTGCAGCTCTTTGCAGTTCCCAATCTTTCGCTGACGCAGATCTGTCGTGTACTTTTGCCAGAGACTGTCCATGCGCTCTCTTGACATGGCCTCCTCGATGCCCTGGCACAGATCGTCGCAGTACAGCAGCTGCTCAGCCCGCACTACGCCTGCGTTTCCTGAGCCTATTGACCTAAACTGTAGCGTGGCAAAACGCTTTCTGCTCCCCAAGTCTAAAAACAAATCCTCCGCGTTGGTCTTTACTATGCGTACCGAGGGGAAAACCTCGCACCACAGATATTCCCCCTTGGGGTCCATTATGCGCACACACTCCTCGTATGCCCCTCTTAAAAACGAATTTGAGTGGCTGCCCCCAAGAATGGGCCTGTCTGGCTCTCTCCCGGCCAAAAATGTGAGCAAAAAAAGCGCTAGCGTGGTTTTGCCCACCCCCGGCGGCAAACTAATCGCCAATAGGTCAAGCTCTCCGTTGCAGAGCCTTTGCAGGGCTTTTGCGATTGGGTATAGCTGTTTGCGCCGCGGCATATAGAAGGGCCTCTCCCGGTTCCACTCTATGTACCGGCAATATGCGTCAAAGTCTAACGGCGCGTCAAAAAGCAGGCTGCGCCTATAAATGTCCAGCATCCGGGTCTTGTCCTGCGGCGACTTTAGCTCTTTTGAATATCTCCCGCTGAGTCGCCTTACCTCTCTATTGCGCGAATGCGCCTGCCCGCCGTCCTCTTCCTCCAAAAGCCTTAATGTGAGAAAATAGTCTTCCAGCGCCCCCGGGTCTGATAGGTTGCGCCCCGCCGCTTGCCGTACAATGCTTAAAGTGTTCATTTCCAATCCTTCCCCCTGTTAAATATAAAAACAAAAAGGCCGCGGCCCTGGATTTCTCCAAAGCTGCGGCCCCGTGGCCTTTTCCGGTCCTGCCAGCAAGACCGGGTGTGAAATATATGTTTTCAAGTCTCCGCGTCCAGCGGCAGCAGCGCCTCGTGCTGTCCCTTCACCCACTCGCCATTGGGCCCGTACTTATAATACCCCTGGTAGGTCTTCCGGTTTTCAAGCACCGACTGAACGCTAGATATGCCAAAGTTCTTTCCGCTTCTGGTGTGTATTCCCCGCTTCTCAAGCTCGTCGCATATGCCCCGCATAGTATAGTCCTCTTCGTCGCGCAGATGATAAATCAGCTTTACCACTTGAGCCTCATCCGGGTTTACTGTCAGCTTTTTAGTGCCCCTAGCTGCACTGTAACCGTAGGGCGGCTTTCCTCCCGCATACCCCCCCTGAGAGGCCTTAATGCCCCGCCCGCTGCTGGTGCGCATATTGATAAAGCTGCGCTCAAGCTGGGCAAAGGCCGCTGATATCGCCTCATACACGGGCTTGTATATGCCAGCCGAGCCGAAGTCTTCCGCCACGCTGATCAGCTCTATATCATTGCGCTTCAGCAGGTACTTAAAGCCATAGAAGTTCTCAATATCCCTGGCAAGCCTATCGTTCTTCGCAACCACTACAGCCTCAATCGGCGGGTTTGTCACGTCTCTGTTAAGTATCTTTGTCAACTCGGGGCGCGCCGTTAAATCCGTGCCGCCGCTCACCGCCTCCTCAACATACCACTTGAGCACCGAAAACCCCCGGCTCTGGCAGTATCTCAGAATATCCTGCTTCTGCGCGTCTATCCCGTACCGGTCCTCGCCCGTCTGGGCCTCTGTAGACACTCTTATATAGCCAGCTACATAATGCTCTCCCATGGCTTTGCCCTCCTTGTTTCTCTCTTGCTTCTGTGACTATAGTATAGCAGAATTACGGTTACTTGTCAAGGGGCAAATTAATAAAAAGCCTTTTTTGTTTTTTCGCGCCCCAAGGGGCTAACTCCCCCCCGGCGGCAGCTTTAAATACCCCCGGGGGTGGGGTAACCCTAGATTACTCTAGGCAATATCCGCCCGGCCACAGGCAAGGGGCGCAGCTGTGCCTTTACGTGAAATGTTGATTAAGTTTCTGAAAAAATATACAATTGTATTCAAAACCCCTTGACAAGTAACCGTACATGCGCTATAATATAACTACAGTGAGGGGAAACCCCACGAGTTTACCAGGCAGGAGGTAGAAAGGATGGGCAAAAACAAGATGTGCGCAAAAGAAACGGCTAGATTAATCGCATGGCTTAAAGCTAAAGGCCATTCAGCGGAAGATGTCGTACAGTGTATTGAATACATAGCCACTGGACTTCAAAAAGAACCCTCCAAACAAGGTTCACAAGAATAAAAAAAGGAGAACACCCTAGGCTATTGCAAGCAGCGCACTAGAGTGTTCCAAAACGCGGTCAGGGCCTGTCCCCTGGCTGCGTTTTTATTATAGCACAGCGCGACGCAAATTGCAAGCCGATATATCACTCTTTATATATCGATAAATCAATATCGATATCCCGGTGTTTTTTTTTTTTACCGGGTGGGACCTAACCCGAGTTGCCCGCACTGGATGTGATCTGCTATGCCGCCTATCAGCGCCGCACAATGCCCCGTTTTGCGCGCTTTTGTGCTATATGGTAGGTTTACACTAGCACGGTGCTTGCAGGCCAAATAGAGGGCCCTGAGGCCTCTACACAGCCATCAGGGCGTATCTTTACTATATGACTACACAACCTACGCAGCCTTTGTTTTGAGAAATGCAGTATACCGCTAATCCTCTGTAACATTAGCCTCTATCTTCTTGCGCAAGGCCTCTGGATCTGGCATATCTCCCAAGGGGTTTGGCACTGCAGGGGCTATGTCTATCTGATCTCGATACCCGTCGAAGTTCTTCAGCAAGAAGATGCCGCTGGCAGGGTTCACTTTATTGTTAATCATCATCTCGACTAATATGCTCTGCATTAGTCCGTCTATCTTCTTAGCCAGCTGCATATGAGTTTTGCTTCTAAACTCGCCCTTGGTCCATGTATAAAGCGTGGTGCGGTCTATTCCAAGCCAGCAGCAAAGCGTAGCTTTGTTGGGCTTGCAGTCGTTTTCGATGCAGTAGTTGAAGTACTCTTTCGCCCTAGTCTCCACCTGCGCGGGATCAGAGATATCTATAGGCGGCATCTCCCAGGCCACCATGGCATGGCGCATGAATGCGGAGTTATCTCCCGGTTCGGCAAATTCTTGACCAAAGTTTTGCAGATCATCCCGCTTACGCCTGCGCTTTACTAAGGCCTCAGAGCCGCTGCTATTATTCATATATTCACCCCCCCAAACCTCATTGAACCTCCGGAAAAGGAGATATCGCACAGGTCAAGGCGTTCAAAGCTGATCTGTGCCCCGTCCTCACACTGCAGGGTCAAGTTCCATTTGATTTTGCAGTTCACGCAGTCCTTATAACTCTCAAGCTTTACTAAGTCTCCAGTGTAATCCTTATATGATACTTTCATTTTTAAATCCTCCCTTTTAGTTGTGGTATTATTGTTTTGCGTAAAAAGCAGTTTGTGCCACGACGGCACAGGTGGTAAAATACTTGGTGGATTGAAGGATAGATAATCATTACAGTTGCACGGTAAATTATACATTGTGGCCTCCTTTTGGTCTTGCAAGTGGTGTGTTATTAAAGCCATATTAGATACTCCCGGCATATCAATAACGGCTTTGCTGATCTCTATCTGTGCCGCTTGTAGGCGCAGGTTGTCGTTTTGGGCCTTGAGCTGCCATAGCGTGTGTTGCGGATTATCCACGCAAAAGCTTTGCGGCATATTGCGGCTCTCTAGCGCGAGTATGTATCGCTCATGCCTATCATCAAGAGTTGTTGTTTCAACTATCTCTGCCTCAGAAATCTCGTGGACGTTTCGCCTCGCCTTGTTTATCCACTCTCTAGTGCCGTCTTTGTTGAGTCTGAGTCCATCCAGGCCCCACCAGAGAATAAGCGTATATTCTTCCGCGGGCTCCTGCCAAATGCTCTCACAGATGGCTTTAACCCGCGACAGATACTCTATGTGGGAAAAGTCTTCACGAGGCGTACCAACGCTCTGTTTTTCTGCTAAAACTGTTTTTCGTACCGCAATAATGAACCCAATTCCTAATATTAAAAAAAAGGGTAAGGGTATTAGGTTTATCAAAAGAATCGCCATTTGACAAAGCTCCTACGTTTCATCCCCCCAGAAAAGCATTAACAAAATACTGCTGGCCCTTACCCGTAAGCTTTGGGGTTTTGTTTATGGTAATGTGCCCGTCGGCATGGGTAAGGCTGGTCTCCTTTATCTCAAAAAGCCCTAGCTCCATGCTGCGCTGGGTGGGCATATTGTAGTCAGAGCCCTGGCGGCGTATCAGATACCCTCTGTCCCTCATCCAGGTAAACAGCCGGTTCTGTCCCATATCCACCCCGTTCTGCTTTAACAGCTTGGCTAGCTCTCCTATTAGAATCGTGCTCTTGGCGGCTGACACCGAGTCCGCGAACAGCACCTTTGGCCGGTCCGCCTCTGCTTGGGCAACAAGGGCCGCATTGTCCTCTCTCAGCCGTTTAAGCTGCCGGTCAGCCATCTGCAACGCCCGGGCCATTACCTGTTGTGGAGAGTTCCACATTCCCTCCACCTGTATAAAGTAACGGCGAATGGCGCGCCCCTTGTCTGAGCGTTGAATCATACACAGCTCTTTGGCCATGCTGATTGTCAGCTGATGGTCAGTCTGGGGCTTACCAGGAAGGCCGTCAGACCTATTACTCAAAAATGAGTAATAGTCTTCTTTCTCAACGAAGCCATATTCGCACATCCGCCGGAACCAGTCGTTATACCGTGTTTCAACTCCCAGCGTCTGGTGCAGTTCCCGTCCGCTGACAGTGGGCCGATCCTGGCTTTCGTAATTCACCTTGATAATGTCTCGCATATCTATACCTCCCTCAAACCCGGTAGAACCTCATCCGCTATCTCCGCCTGAAAGGTCTGGGCCGCCTGGTTCTTGGCCTTCATGGCCAGCCGGTAGAAGATGTTCTCTGGGATGTAGTCTGGCCTTTCGGCACAAGTGCCGAAACCAAAATCCCTAAGGTAATCGTCAACCCTGCGCCACATTATGTCCTCTTTTCCGTTTTTCACCTCCGTAAACCCCAGCCCCCTGGAAACGTCCTCCAGGTTCAGCCGGGCCGTACCCTCTTTGTCCAGGTAGCCTCTTACCCCTTGGATAGTTAGAATGTTCATTTGGCCGTTCATTCTCATTCCCCTTTCATAAAATAAAGATAGGGGGAGACGCTGGGAACTTACCCCAGCCTGCCTTTTCTCTACCCTGCTCGATTTCATTCTGATGTGACAAATCGGACTTTTGTGGGCGTTTTCGCAAAATTCACAAATTGTTTACAGCTTTGCTATATATGCGCCTCAGATGGTCTACCGAGTATTGATACCCCACCCTTCCGGCCACTTGCTGCCAGCTCAGGCCCTCAAGGGCCCGCAGAGTCACCACCAGCCGCTGGCGGGGCTCGGGGAGGGAATCCACGAAGGCTTCCACCTCCTGCTTCTGCCGCCTGAGTGCGTCTAGCCTGTCCGGGAACAGGCCGTTGACCTCCAGGGTTTCAAGCTCCAGGCAGATGTCCGGGTACTGCTCAAGGATTTGGCGGGTCATTTACACTCTTCCCCCAATCCGGAAAAGCAGCATTCGCATATTCCGTTCGTTATTCTGGACATGAAGTTTTTGCACAGCATATTTTTTGCATCATAAAATTCACATCCGCCGCAAGCCCGTATATCTGAAAGCTCTCTTTCCTCTATGGGTATGCCGCCTTTTTCGCTCCAATAGGCAGCGGTATGCGGGCCCACATGACTCGGTTGACTTGACAAGTCAGTTTTTATGGCCTTTTTCGCATTTGCCAGTTCCCCGGCAATGGCCCCATAGCCGCACAGATCTATGTAACTGTCCTCGATATCGTGTCCGGACTTAATTCTGGCTATCTTCATCAGCGCCATCATAACAGCCGCATCATGGGACGTAAAATCCACATTTTTATACACGCTCCAGAGAGCGGCAATATCAGAAAATGAGTTTTCAACGCACCCATAATCCTGTGTGCGTTGGCCAGTAACCGCCTTTTCCGCAGCACTTAATATTTCATTTCGCTCCACTTCTAACCTCCTTATTAACTAGACGCATAAGCGTTCATGCCGCAGTGTGGACAACCGCAAAACGCGGGGATATTATCATATGCTTCCCAAAATAGTCAGAGAGTGTATATTCGCCATAATCCGCCTTAAAAACACAACCACAATTATCACATGTAAAGAGTTTTGTGCGCTTGTTTATCCTGCCTGGCTTAATTATCCTCACTTTGTATCCTCCTCAATATATTCCAACTCCCTCAAAATATCCTTAGGCACGTTTCCCTCCCACACAAAGGAGTTTTTGAGCACATAATGATTATACATGGCGGCGGTCTTATTGGCCCTGGTTTTGGCCGCCGCGGCCCATTTGCGCTCCTCGTCGCTACCCTTTGCGTACTGGTAATAGGCCAGCCTGTCGGCCTCCTATGAGGCCTGCATGGCCCGACATGAATCCTCCACCTCCTTGAGAGTCTGGTAGCTTACAGAGTCGTCGGCCTTGTACAGAGAGTAGGCCCAACGGTTCAAAACCTCCCGGCCCGCCGGGGTGAATTCCAGCAGCAAGACTCCCGCGCAGACTACCGCCACAAATATAACAAGCGCTATTTTAGCCCTTGTCCTGGCCTTTTTACTCATACTTCACCTCCTGATACTCCACTACCGGGTCTTCCACCTCGAAGGGGATATCCGAGTACAAATACTCCCCGGTCCACTCCACATATTTTCCGTCCGGGGTGAAGAAGAATATACCGCTGTCGTTCTCGCCGTAGGACCCGTCCACGTCCGCAAGCTCGGTGTTTACCACCACGTTTCCGCCATAGTCACCATAGTGCCTTTCAACATACTCAACATAGTCTGGGCTCAAAAAGCTGTTGAGGCTAGACACTTTACCGTCTACTGTAAAACGGCCCACCGTGGTGTTCCCCGCAAACAGAACTATGTACCCCAGCGGCCTATCCACCTGGCAGATAAACGTGTTGGCCTTTTCCCGCTGGCCGTTAACCCAATAGGCCCGGCGGATAAGGTTATATCGTTCTAAAGAGTAGTCTATGTCTGTGGGCGCACTCTGCGCTGTGGCAAGCTCATCTGTTACAGCCTGCGTGTCGCGAACGTTCTGCTTTGTGCCCCCCGCAGCGGAAGTTATACCACAGTTGCTAAGAGTCAACGCCATACAGAGTGCGGCAAAGCCTACTGCAACAATTTTCATACCTGTTTTTTTTCATGTTTAGTTCTCCTTTTAGTTTTTTGTAGTGTCACCATACTTTTACCTCACCTTTAGACGTTCCTATTTCTTTTTGCTCATGCTTATCACTCCGATCACAAAAACCGAGATTATTTCCACCACTATCACCGCCAGCGCCCCGGCCCAGAAAGGGTTAATATACATGCTCTCACCTCCCGGCTGCCTTGTTGTAATGGAAACCAAGTTCATCACACTTCTGGATCGTTGACGTGCCACCGCTGTGATGCGTTTCCCAAAGCAATAGCCGCTGAACTATCTCAAAGT